AGTGATATACCTATTTTTACTGTAAATGCTGGCAATATTATTTTTAATGCAGGAGCAGAAATTCAACTTAACACTTTAGAAGGAGAATCTGTTCTTATTTCTACTGCTGGATTAGGAATATATACTGATAGTATTTTCTTTGGTGGAGAAACGCTTGGGCTTCCTGCTAATCCTACGCCTCAAATGTTTTTAGTTCTTGATGATGCTGTTAATACAGGTTTATTAAGTGTTTCTACTGTTGCAGAAATGCAAACAGCTTTAGGATTAGATGCAGGGGCTTTAACTACTGGTCAGGTAGCTTTTGGTAATGCTACAAGTGATGGTATTACAGGAGAAGCTGCTTTAGTATGGGATGCTTTAAATGATAGATTAAGTATAGGTATTTCAACTGGTACAGGAAAATTAAACTTTCCAGACGCAGGAACAACTGCTGCTGATGGCATACAATTTGGTACTGGATTAGCTAATTTGTATAGATATACAGCTAATCAATTAGTAACAGATGGTAGTTTGATTATAGGAGAAAAAACAAGTTATCTCAATGGTGCTGGATTAGCTGTAAGAGGAAATGGAGGTGTAGGCAAAGTAGAAGTATATAGAGCATCAGACAATACAACAGGGACTTATATTAACTCTTATAAAGCAAGAGGAACACAGTTAGTTCCGGTAGCTTTAAATACAAATGATGAAGTTGGGCTGTCTCAATATTATGCTTACGATGGAACTGTTTATAATAGAGTTGGATTTCATGGATTCACTACATACGACGCTATAACTAAGCAAGCAAACTATATTATACAGCCAAATACTGACGGGAGTGGTTCATTTAAATTAATCCCAAATGCTTCAATAATTAGTGCCCCTGGTTCATTGACAGGAAGTAATAATACTTCTGCATTTACTATAGGTCAAATTTGGAATACAAGTGGTAATCCTACTTTAATTAAGGCTACTGTTACTAATACTGCATCAGGGCCATCTGCGCTTTTAATGGATCTACAAGTAGGTCTTACAAGTATGTTTAAAGTAGATAAAGCAGGAAATGTTGCTTATTTAAGAAGTACCACAATAGGTTCTTCCGCAAGTGCATTTGCTATGTTTCCTATAACAACTGTAAATGGTACTCCTGATAGTACTGGAACTAATTTTCAGCTTTCTTCCAGTACTACTACTCAAAGTGCTACTGCTGGTGCTTTTTCTATATTTGGAAGTACTTTTGCACAGACAAGTGGTAATCAATATTTTAATTTGATTACTTCTTCTTTTGGTGCTGCTGCTGGTAGTGCAAGTTATAGACCTTTTGGTTTACTATATACTATAAATAATAGTGGTGCTCAATCAGGTACTGCAACTGGTATATTTGTAAATGCTACTGAAACTGCTCTTAATTCTATGACTCACAACCTTATGGATTTACAAGTTGGTGGGTTTAGTCAATTTAAAGTTTCTAATGTGGGTTTTGGTACTTTTAGTGGTGGTTTAACTTTAAGTGGAACTTTTCAAACTTTATCTTCTGTTGCTAATGCAAGTTTTGCTGTAAGACATGGAAATGGTTTTCAAAATACAACAGATTACAGTTTAGGAGGTAGTGCAGGTATAATGGGTAAAATTGCAATTGCTGGTAGTGCTTCTGGTACAGCTACAGCTAATTATAGTGCAGCAAGTTTTATAATATCTACACTAACAATGAATAGGAATACATCAGGTACTCATCCTATCTTTGCTAATGCAGCAATTAGACCTTTAACAATAAACACTGGTGCTGGTGCTTTAACTAATGCAGCTACAGTTTATATAGAAGGTCCAGCTACTGGTACTGGAATACCTGCTACTAATAATTATGCTTTATGGGTAGATAGCGGTGCATCACGATTTGACGGAGTTGTAAATTTAGCTGCGTATACAGTAGGTACTTTACCCACAGGAACAAGAGGAGATAAAGCTTATGTTACAGATGCTCTTGCTCCTACTTATGGAGCAGCAGCAGTAGGTGGTGGAGCAGTAATAATTCCAGTTTTTCATAATGGTACAACTTGGATAACAGCATGATAAAATACTTATTAATAATATTATTGTTAGTTTCTTGTACTAAAGAAAGTTATACTCCTATTGGAGATATAGCTAAAATAGAACAAGAAAGTAGGAGTCTTAGTACTATTACTTATTATGAAGGAGGTCATATAAGTAATCATGGGTATATTACATATCCTATGAATGAATGGAGTTCTACTGTTGTATTTACTGAAAGTTGTAGATATGAGACTAATGATCCTCTTAATCAAGATGATTGGAATAAGTTATTTGGAGTACGAAAGAGTGCTTTAAGTAATACTAAGAATGGCGCTTATTTAGTTTGGTGTTATGTACCTTATAGCATTATTGCTAGTGATACAATAGTAGATAAGATTAGAATTGGTTGGTATCTTCATGATGATGATGGAGATTTTATACCAATGCCATTAAATCAAACTATTTATGTTAATCTTAATACACCTGTTTATTTGTATCTTAAGAATTATTATAATAATTTTGTATATAATCTAAATGGTCAAAATATTCCTATTATGAAAGGTCTATATAATATAGACAACTTTAGTAATGGTTGGCGGCTGAGTCCTAATTTTGGAGGACAAGAAGTTCCAGATCACAATGTAATAATAACTATTAATAACTAATATCATGCAAGAGTTAATAAGAGAGGTAATTTCTCACGATTTATTAGAAAGATACATTAATGAATGGCTTAGTATAGTAAATACTACTCATAATTGGAAGCGATTACATCAAATCCTTATTAATATGAATAATAGTATTGGAGTAGCTATGGGTACTGATACTAGTATTTATGCTAATAATGGTACTTTAACTGCTGCCCGTACTCTTAATGGAGGTGGAAACAATCTTACATTTACTGGATTAAATAAATTTTTCCTTACTACTGCTGACAGCGTTTTTTTTACTTCTGGGTTAGATGTAACTACAGTTGCTGATGGAACTATTATTTTAGAAGCACCTGTTATAAGACTTCTTCCTAATAGTGCAACTGGCGATCCTGCCGATGTTTGGACTAACGATGGTAATGGTAATGGAAGTTGGGCACCAAGTAGTGGTGGAGGTCCTGGAGTTAATATTTATAATGGCAACGGTGTATTAACTTCTAATAGAACATTAGATGGAGATACTTACGAGTTATTATTTACAAACTTAGCTAAGTTTACGCTTGATAATACTACTGAAGTTGTTGTAGATAGTCCTACTACTTCTTTTAATTCTACGGATTTTACGCTAACTGCAACTAATCCTTATCTAGTTACTAGTTCTACAGCAGCTTCTTTAGAAGGAAGTCCTCTTTTGGCATTAGCTCCTGGAACAGGCAAGTTTGGTTTTGCTGCTTATGCGTTTCCTCCTACTTTGTCTATTGCCGATGATGGTAAAGTACTTCAATATGATCATGGTACTACTTCTTTTGTAATGGCTTCTGCCGGTGTTGATACTAATATCTATACTACTAATGGTACGTTAACAGGAGCGAGAGTATTAACAGGAGCAACAAACCCACTTACTTTTACTGGATTAAGTACATTTACACTTAGTGCAGGAGCGTTATCTATTACTGCACTTACTGGAGCTACTACTTTTACTTCAGCAAGTACCTTTACTATTAATTCTTCACTTGATTTAACACTGAATGTAACTGGTGACATTACTGTTACACAAGCACTAAATCATGATACTGCGCCTGATTCTATTGTAGCATTAACTGGTACGGGTACTGGTACTTTGTCTTATATTACTCCTGCCGAATTACTTACTGCAACTGGTGCTGTTACTAATAATATTTATGCTGGTAATGGTACATTAGCTTCCAATAGGACTGTAAGCGGCGGCGGATTGTACAGTATAGCATTTAATAATACAACTGCTTCGACTTTTACAAGTAATGGTTTAACAACAATTGGTAGTATTGTTGAAATAGATCTATTGTCTCCCATTGTTGATATTCAAACAGGAGCTTTAGGAGCAAGATTTACTTCAAGTGCTGTACAACTAAGACTTGGAAATCATTTTTCATCTCCTGCTGGTACATTAGTACAAGCTACAGTTACCAATACAGGAGAAGTTAATTTTACTCCTTTTAAGTTTCCAACTTCTTTAGGAGCTGGTGATACTGGTAAAACTTTAATGTACGATCATGGTACTGGAACTTTTACAATGGGAACTGGTAGTAACTTTGCTACTGCCGATTTAAGTTTTACTGGTAATAGAACCCACGATCTTGATGGCTTTGATTTAATTATACAGGATACTGTATCTGATAGTGCTGTTAGCTTTATTATGAATAGTGGGGACTTTTTAGTAACTGGTAACGGTATGAACATGGGTTTAAATAACTCAAATGGAGAAATGGCTTATATGCTATCTCATAACGTTTCTAATAAAAAAGAAGTAGTTAGAGCAGGGCAGATAGGAGGATTACCTGGAGGACTTACTAGAGGTGTTGAACTAGGATCATTTAGCGATGTAACTTCTCCCAATTTACCTGATGGAGGTACAGCATACTATGCTATGCGTTTTCATGAACAAGGAATAGAAATATATAGTGCTATTAGTGGAGATTCTATGAAGCTAAATATAGCTAAAGTTCCTAATTATGCAGACAATGCTGCTGCTTTATTCGCTGGATTAGTTGTAGGAGATGTTTATAGGACAGCCGGTGCATTAAAAATTGTTGTTTAAATTATATCATAAAATCAAACAAAGTTTATTATGTCAAACAGTAAAAATGTTGCACAAAACACAGCAGCAACCGAACAAGTACAAGCGCATCTTGAGTTTATTGGTAAAGAAGTTACTCCGGAAGGAATGTATTTACTTTACAATAGAATTTACAGTAATGGTGCGATAGATCGTTGTAGTAGCCAATTGTTTAAAACTCCGGTTGAATTTGAGGATTATGTTAAAAATATTACTACTCAAATGACGGATTTTAGAAAGAAACTTACTGCCGATTTTAAAGTTATCGAAGACAATTATCTTAAAAACTCTGATATAGTTTCGGCTAATATCAGAAAACTCACCGAAATTTTAAATGAATAAACTTCTGACATTAGACCAAGCTGCCGATTATATTGCTTCTCGACTTAATCTTAAGTTAGATGTTATCGCTAAGCGTGAGTTAAAGTTTGGTATATTACAATGGAGATCAACTATTATTAGACGTGATTACGAACGTAATGGGGCTAGTCCTCATTACGTTCAAACGTTTATTACTGGTTTGGAAGTAGTTGATATTATGGATAATTGTGCTATTGAATTTGGTTGTCCGGTATTGAGAACTACTACTAAAGTTCCTGTTCCTATAAGAACCAAGAATCATCCTTTTATGTATGTTGGTACTGCTGATTTTACGTTACCTTTTGGGTATAGTATTCCGGAAGTAATTAGCTTAACTAGTGCTGACAAATTTACTGCTGAAACTATCAAATATACTTACAGGGATGGTTATATTTACGTCTTTAATAACTTACTTTTAGAATACGTTGGTATTAGGTCTGCCTTTGAAAATCCAGAAGAAGTTGTTACACTTTGTACAGATGCTTCTTGTTTTGATGTAGATGCAAAGTTTCCTTTGCCACTTGATATGCTCGAAGCCATCTATACTGGACTTTTACAAAAAGAATGGTCTTTACCTTCTCTAACTGATAACGAAATCAAAATTGATAGTAACGCAAATAGGAATAACCAATTATGAAAGGAATAGTTTACGACTTTTATTGTTTCTTAACTAATAACTTACTTAAGGAACATACACAAAGAAAGATAGATTTTTCTAAATCAAGAGATTACTATTTAGAAAGATTGAAAGCTTATCCAATGATACTTGCGTTACTAAAATTTACTGCTGAAGAACTTTATGAAAAATTTAATCAAATTCCTGAAATAGAAAAAGCTATTGGCAATGTTTCTATATTAAATAACAGAAATTATAATACAGTTGTTCCTATCTTGGAACAGCTGTATTTGCTTAAGGATAAGCTTCGTAATACTGAAAAACAAATAACTAAGCTAACTAAGTCGCAAATAGATAGTGCTACTTTCAATAAAATCCTAAAAACTTATAATCAAATTTGCATTAATGCAGTTATTGAGGATAATTATCATCTTACTATTCCGTATCTTGGAAGAATATATATTATCCGTAAGACTGTAGCTTTGCGAAGGACTAAGACAGGAGAAATGATGGGGTCTATAAATTGGGATGCTAGCAACAAAGCTAAGAAAGCTTTGCTAGATAAAGGCTTGACTCCTTATAATAAAGAAACTGCTCCAGATGGAGAAAAATGGTTAGTATATAATACCGGTACAGAAAACTGCTGGTTTATGTGGGACAATAATAAATGTACTACTGCTAACTATAAGGCTTACACATTTAGACCTAATGTAGGAGATAGTGATGCTTGTATTGTTAAAAAGCTACAAACTTATCGTAAAGAAAATCCTATTGGTCAACTTAAATATAAAGTAATAGCTAATGGATAATATTAAACATACTACTGTAGATAGAGTTATTTCTAAAGTAGTCAGAGATTTTGGTATTTCTGATATATCTTGGAAAAGTGATGCTATTGAATGGATAGGTTATGCTTTGCTTGAAATAGGTACTTTCTTTGTATTTGAACCTTTAAGTAAAGAAGTACTTGTCGAAGATAATAAGTTCAAACTTGATATAGACGTTGAATGCTTACTCGGTATAGAGTACAATAATATATGGCTTAATTGTTTGAATAAGCCTAATGTAATTAATCAGAATACTTCTAGCAAACATTACTATACTTTAAAGCCTAATTACGTTAATACTGATCTTAATAATGTTACTGTTAAAGTTCATTATCTTGGATTTTCTGTTGATTGTGATGGATTCCCTACCGTTCCTGATAATGTTCATGTTTTAGAAGCTCTTGCATGGAATGTAATGTATCATCTTCTTCTACAGGGATTTAAGCATCCTGTAATAACACTTGGCGATGCTAGTCAAGCTTGGACTAGAAAAAGAGATAACGCTATTAATGAAATGCTGTTTCCAAGACCTGATAGTTATGCTGCGGTTATGGCTGCTTGGGCTAGTAATTTTCCTAATTATCATATTCATTATCAATGAGAATAACAGGAGGCTTATCAAAAGATGGTGCCCTTTCTAATAGACCTAATGGTACTTTTAACTTTGCTCGTAATGTATTACCTAGCAAAGTAATGCACTCCCCTGTAAACGAGAATGGTATGGTTGAGTGTCCTGAAAGAGATGGAATACTCATGGGAGTTGTAGTTACTGATCAATTTGATATTTATTTTTATACACAAGTTGGCAACGATACTACTGTACATGATGAAATTCGTTACGGTTCGACTTGTCCTAACTTTTTAACTTTAAAAGGTAACTTTAATTTTAGTGTAGCGCATCCAATAGAAGGTACATTTACTTATAATGCGAGAAATGAACTTATTATAGTTTGGACTGACGATTATAATCCTGTTAGATATTTGAATATGGGTTGTCTTCCATTTGAAATAAATAATGATGGAACTCTTGTTAATCCAGATCAAAGCATTCTTCTTAATCTTTTTAGTTTTTTTACTTCTCCTAATTATAGCTTACAAGCACACGGTAATGATGGTCAATTAGTTACTGGAGTTTATTACTTTAGTGGAGCTTATCTTTTAAGTGATGGTGGAGTGACAAATGCTTGGGCGCTAAGTAATCCTATTTCTGTTAACGAAGACGATGTTGCAGAAGGTTTTGATTTTTATGATGGAGCTGAGCCTGGCACTCTAACAGGAAAGTCTATTAATATGCAACTTACTGGAATAGATACGAATTATTCTAAGTTTGTTATATTAATTGTTAAAAAGATAGGCAATGTTATTACAGCTGTTAAAGCTTCTGAATATGATATTACAGGAGCTACGATGAATGTAGTTTATACAGGCGGTGATGAAACTGATATTGCTTTGGAAGATGTATTAGTAGCATCTGCATATTACGATTTAGCAAAGACTGTAACTACATTAGATAACAAATTACATATTGGAAACTTAAGAGGATTACCTGAATTTGATTATCAGACTTATGCTAATTATATTAAAATTGATTGGGTAAGAGAAGATGATATTAGTTTGACTCAAATTGCTAATTCCTATAAAGACGAAATTAAAATCTTCGATAGTAAAGGATTTCAAGCTGGAGAAGTTTATGCATTTTATATTATATTTAGACTTAAAGCTGGAGGAGGATTTACTCAAGCTTTTCATATTCCTGGACCTTGTCATAGATATGTAGAGATTGATATTAATTCAGTATCTACTGCATTAACTTTGCAAGAGATAAACGATGATTATTCTTATCTAATTGCGTTTCTTCCTGACTTTGCAGAACTTTTAGCTATTAATCCTAATTATAAGTTATACGAAGTTTATAATACTGCTACGTTCGTTACTCCTAATAGTGGTCTAATGGGTGTTGCTATTAATAATAACGAAGTTTATCCTGATGCAAGTTGTAGTGACGTTGCTTTTAACGATCATCCTTGCGGTACTACTTTAAGAGGAGAAAATGTTAGGCATCATAAGTTTCCTGATTTATATAGCTTACAGGTAAATGGTAATGATTTTATTACTCCTGATCCTGATAATATTTTAGCTAACGATCCTATTCTTACATTATATCCTGATGGAGCTACAGGAGGAGATGTATATTTTGCTATTAATTCTAATACTAGTACAGGTGATTTAAACTTTACAAATACTTTATATACAGCTACGCAACAAGAAAGGCTACATATTTATGCAGACTTTACAATAGCTTGTTTAGGCGATCCTCACGTTCTATTACAAATTATAAGAGCGAATGGAGATATAGAAATATTGCAAGAATATGATGGTTATTTGTTTGGTGGAAGTTTTTCTGTACAGTTTGATTTGTGGGTTGATTTTCAAATAGGAGATAGTTTTGTGCTTGACATAGATGCTCCTAGTTATGGAAGTTATAGTCCTGGTATTTTTGATTATATTTATTTTGTACCTTTTAATACTGATAGATATATTACTAATAGTAAGATACTCGGAATAAGTGTTCGTGATGTTTATATTCCAAGTAACTTACTGCCTTATATTGACGGTTGGGAAATTTGTTATGCGAAAAGAGATAATACAAATAATTCTATATTAGGACAATCTTTAGTATATTTGAATGAACGTAAGCAGTTCAAATTTTATGACTTTAATATGCTAAAGTATAAACCTAATAATGTTCCTACTTACATGAAGATGGAACTTACTATGAGTAATAGTAATACAGATTATATAGGTTTTGCTAATATTGTTCCTGATCTACATTTTAGACAAGTTATCGAAACACAATACATACCTTATGATGTAGCTACTAGCTTTATTGATAATGTTTCTAGAGAGGAGTTTTTTGGAGGAAAGTTTGTTAATGAAATATTCTCAGTTTACGAACCTATTACTCCTTTGTTTTTTCTTAATCTTCCTCTTGCTAATTTGATTATGTATAGATCTGATTATTATCAGAATTATAAGAATCAAAAATTGGCTAGAACTGGTATTAAAATTCCTGTAACGGATTCTGGTATTCAAGATACTGTACCTAAATTATACGGAGGTGATATTTTTATTTCAGCTTATGGTGCTTTAGTTAGTGAAGGAGAAGACGCACCTAATTTATATTGGGATGGAGAACAGGTATTACCTTATTATGCTTTTAACTACGGAACGTCTCAGATTTATTTTAAGTTTGCAGTACCTCCTACAGAAGGAGATTACATTAAGTATTCTTTTAGTATTTGGTTTTTTGCTACAGAGTCAATAGCTAATCTTAATTTCAGACATAGGGATGATTTGGATTTAAGTACAGAGTATTTTCCATTTACTGGAGATATTCCAAGAGTTATGAAAACTGTATCTATTCCTAATGATCCTGATCCAATCTTAGTAGAATTTCCTTATGGTAAGCAAACTTATCTTTACAATAACGATTATAGTAGCGTTAACGATTTAAATACTTTAATTGTTTTTGCTTGTACAGTTCTTTGTAATGAGTATAATAATGACTATCCTTTTAGAGTAGCTACATCACAACCACAACAGATGGAAGGTGATTTTGGTTGGCATACTTTCTTAGTAAATAATTACTATGATATGCCTAAAACTAAAGGAGAAGTTTGGAAACTAAATGTTTATAACAGAGTCCTTATTATCCATCTTGAGTATGCAACGTTCGTAGCTAGTATTAAAGATATTATCGCTACTAACGAGATAACTGCTTATTTAGGTACTGGCGAACTATTTGACAGATTGCCTGATGAATTGATTCCAGCCGATGGTGGGTATGCAGGTTGTCAAAGCCAATGGGCTACTGTTGTTTGTAAACATGGCGTTATATGGGCAGATGTAGATAGAGGTAGAGTGTTCCTATTTAATGGTAAACTAGTAGAGCTTTCTAATGAAGCTATGCGTAGATTCTTCTTGGAAAATTTGCCATTCGGTTACAAAGATGATGATAATCCATTCTACTCTACAGGATTAACCATGACTTACGATGACGATAATAATCGGTTTATCTTGGGTAAAATGGCTAGAACATTGAATGAGACTTTTGACGAGTATATTCCTGATCCTGCTGTAGTATTTACTATATCGTATAGCTTTGATGAAACTGCTTGGTATAGTTTTCATGATTATTATCCTTCTTATATGTGGTATAATAGAGCCAAAGTAAGAAGCGTAGATAACATTAGAACTACTCCACCTACCAATAAGTCTTACAGACATAATGATCCTACTTCTAAGGGTAAGTTTTATAACGGTATCATTTATCCTTGTTATGTAGATGTTATTATAAATCCTAATAATGAGAAAGAGTTTATTTGGTCGTCATTGTATTGGAGAACTGAAATGGAAAATCTAGGTATTACTAGTAAGTATTACGATAAGACGATTACTCAGATAATGATTTACAATATTCATCAGTGTACCGGATTAATTACTTTAGCAAATTATGATGCTTTGCCGGATAATGCTACTAATAGAAGGACAGCAGAATACAAAACTACATTCAATCGTTTAAGAGATAAAGTTATAAATAGAGATACTTATATTTTGTCTCCATTAGGTGAGTTGAATACTTTAAATATTAATGTTAATAAGCTTTGGTTTAAATCGGCTAATCTTATAAGTTCTGTTATTGTTGTAAGACTTCAATATGATAATATAGAACAAAATGAGATTATTTATAAAACGATTGAAGCTTTAGCACAACTATCAAATAGATTATGAAAAGAAGAAAATATTCAGCAGGAGGAGCACTTCCTACAGATCTTATGTTAGCTTTAGCATCTGGTACTGATGCTCTTAATCAATCTAAATCAGGTAGAGTCAGTGGCGTAGCCTCTGGCTTTTCTGGTATAGCAAAAGGTGCAGCTGCTGGAGCGGCTTTAGGTCCTTATGGCGCTATTGCTGGTGGATTAATTGGCGGCATAACTGGAGTTATTAATGCCGAAAAGAATAATAGAGCTATTGATATTCAAGATAGGAATAGAAATTTGCTAACAAGAAAGTTGACAGAAGAAACTAATAGAGCTACGCTTAGTACTTATCCCACACAAGGTCTCGCTAATACTAATTATTATGCAGCCGGAGGTCTACTCCCTGTAAGTAAGAATACGCAGTTGGTAGTAGGCGATACTCATGAAATGGATAGTGACGGAGATGGTCAAACTGGTGTACCAATTGGTTCTTCTGAAGTAGAAGGAGGTGAGTTTAAGAAAGGTAACAAAATTTATAGCAACCGCTTACTATCTTCTACAGGGAGAAGTTATGCGCAAGAAGCTTTGTTAGTTGCTACTACAAAAGAATATCAGAAATTAGAGAAGCTACGAGAAAAACATACAACAGCACTTGATAATCCTGCTATTCCTAAGTATGCTAAAAATACTTCACTTAGAACTTTACAAACTAATCCCGATCCTCTTGAACTGTTGTTTGAAGAACAGGAAGGTCTTAAAACTGCTATGGCTACTCCATCGAAACAGATGGCGGATGGAGGTTATCTATTTGAAGACGATACAAACGCTTATTTATTTAAGGATAATCAATATTTAAAAGCTCCAATAGGTACTAATCCTTATGATACAAGTTCCTGGGCAGCTTTTGAACCTGATGATAATTTTAGAAGTACTTACTTAGCTGAAGATAATACTCCGTATTTTACTAATAAAGGTTATAAAGAAGTACCTGATAACTTTAAAGGAATGTATAGTAGCAAGCCTGTATTTGATATAGCAGTACCTAATCAAGTAGGCGGACCACTTCCAAGTAATACGTTTTCTTATCCTTTAAATCCTGTTACTTCTAATACTCCAGGTAGAGATATTACGGCTAATATTAGAAGTTCTGCCGGAGCAACTAACGTTATGCCAGGAGAAAAGCCCGCCGGAAAAGATTGGTTAGGACAAGCTAATGCAGCTGCTGGAAAGCTTACACCTTACTTAGATAATATAGTCAATGCAGGATTAACAGCTAGAACTCCAGCTATTCCTGCACCTATTCTTACGCAAGCTCCTAGATTAAACACTAGAGTTGATATCAATGCAGAACTTGCAGATATAAACAGAACTACAGCTGCTCGTAACAAAACTATATTAGCTAATACTAAAGGTTCTGCTATTGCTCGATCTAATCTTGCTGCATTGTCTGCAAACGACATTGTCAATAAGAATAAGATTTATGAGAATCAACGAAATCAAGAACGAGGTTTACAGAACCAACAAGCTGTAACAGATTATCAAGCTAGCTTAGCTAATGCAGGTTTGATAAATGATTACAATTACAAAACAATGCTTAGAAAGGATGACATAGATAATCGAAAATCTGCTAACGTTGCTCAATTCGTTGAAGATAGGCAAATGGCAGAGTATCAGAAAAATATGTCGGTACGAGATAAGCAAGCTTTAAGTTTAGTTTTATTGAAGTATGCTGATAGCGGAGTACTAAGTAGAGCTAAAATTAAACAGATACTAGAAGATATTGCCAATGGCAAACCTATTAATGAAATATAACTATTCCTATTGGTTTTAATCATATCTTGTCTAATCAGGTACATCCTGATTCAGACAAGATTTTTTGTTAATGTTCCTATTCTAAAATAGAAATTATGGCAGTTTTATCACTCGGTCAGGGCAGTATTTTTAAGCCTTTGAACTATGCAGCACCGGCAGCAACTTACGTTGGTGCGCCCATTGAAGCAGTAGATGCTTTAGGAGAAGGTCTTGAGAAGAAGTATTACTCTAATTTAGCAAATGTAGAAAAGCTTAAAGCTACTATAGATCAATTTGTAGTTAGAGACGTTAATAATCCTATCGTCGATCAAGCTAAAGAAGGCTTAAATAAAGTCTTTAATAAATACGCAGAGACAGGAGATTACGAAAATGCTACCAAAGATCTTATCACATATGCTAACGAATTATCTAATAATAAGCTTTTAACCGGAGCTTTAAGAGACAAAGCGCAATATGATGCTTGGAGAAAAGAGCTTGATGATCAGCTCAGCAAAACTGAAATATCAAAGGATACATATGATTACTATGTTACTAATGGCTTACAATCCAATAATAAAATGTTGGAGTATGATAAGCCTACGGGATTATATGGTAATATGTTTAACTATGGAAAACCAGGAAAAGATCAAGCTAAAGATATACAACAACAAGTTGTAGAACTTGGTAAATCTTTTAAGGCTTCTACAGTTGATATGCCTTATACTATAAAAGATCCTAAAACTGGTAAGACAAGACAACTTGCTTATTTAGATTCTCGTAGTGGTGCACCTCCAGGTTACATTGATATTGCTACACAAGAGTTTATTTCTGAAGCAGAAGTAACGTCAGCTTTAACTTCGATGGTTGAAAATAATCCTATGTATAAATCATACATAGAAGATATGGCGAAAGTTAACTCATGGAAGCAACTGCAAGCACAAGGAAAACAAGAACCGGATTTAGCTTCGCTTTACTCTCCAGATAATCCTCATTCTTTGTTTAAGAAACCTGAATGGGAAGCTTTCATGAAAGGACTTGAAGAATCTGGCAAAGATCCTGTTGCAGTTCTTAATGATCCTTTGATGATTAAAGCTCTTCACATTCTTGGTAATAAGAATAAAATTATTAGCGGATTCACTGAACCTGTAGCTAGTGCAGTTTCTTATGAGAAGATTAATCATGAGTATAAAGAAGATATACCATTTAGGTCTGCTTTAGAATTAAGAAATAATCTTGCTGCAATAGAGGCTAAAAAACGTGCTGATATTGAAGTTGAGAAGTTTAAAGCAGATTATAACAAACCCGCAGACTTCTTAATCAGTAATCCAGGATTGGCTGTACAACCTAATTCTAATTATTCGATTGAAGATGTTAAAACTAATGTAAGTAAGCAGAAAACGCAATTAGCCCAAATGAAGGAAAGTCTTGCTGATGCTACTAGTCCTGAAAGTAAAGCTAAATTAGGTGAAGAAATTCGTTCATTGGAAGGAAGAATCGCTGCACAAGAAAGAGGTATTCAAGCTACGATTAATGTAGAATTAAATTCTCCTGAGAATGAAGCTTTATTGAAAGAAGCTTATGATCAATTTAGAAGAAAGAAAGCTATTTATTGGGATAGAAACAATGGAGATATTAATCAAATTAATTCTTTTAATGATTTTAAAGCTGCACTTCAAAGTAAAACTTTTAAGAATAATCCTTCAGAAGCTATTTCAAGTAATTATGCTATATCGTTTCAAGGTAATCGAAGTACTGTTCAAACTTATGAAAGTTTGCCTATGGAAAAGAAAACTGCTTACCTTGAAAACTTTATGTACGAAACGCAAGCTAAGATCATTAAGAGCGCAAATAAAGCACAAAGATCTGCACCGACAGCTTTGTCAGGAGAGACATTGATGACGCCAAATAGAGGTGAAGCTAAATCAGGTATTTTAGTACAAGCAGGAGACGCAATGACAAGAGACCTTACAGCTAATCCTACTAGCTATTATGTTAATTATGGAGGTATGTCAGTTCCTATTGAAAAATGGAAAGAATCTTTCAAAGGAATAGATAGAGCTAAAATAGAATTTGTAGTAACTCCAGCTTTAGCAGATCATTCAATCAATGGAGTAAACTTGCAAGCTAATAAAGTAACAGCTATTGATGCAGTTACTAAGAAACCGTTAGGAGAAACTTGGCTATATTCTAACGATGGAGGTGGAGATGAAGCTTGGAGATTAGGTGTACAAATGATGCGAGAATTTGCTCCTGGAACTGTTGAACATAACAAAGCTGTAATGCTTGCCGCTAATGGTAAATATGGCAATGTTGTTGCTAGTGATCTATACAGGCAATCTAGTTACGTTACTGCTAAAAGTAAAGAGCCTTTTGTTTCAGATAGATTTAAGATTGAAGGTAGAGATATCGAATTTGTTAAACTTCCCGTGTATGTAAGAGATGCGAATGGTCAAGAAATTCGAGATACTCGTTATCAAGCTAGAGCAGTTAATCCTGATGGTAGTATTGCGTATATCGCAAATATGACTAAAATGGCGCAAGGTTTTCAAGCTGCCAATCCTGCCGAACAGACTTACTTCGAGTCTATTGAAGATATGAAAGCTGAACTTTTCAAACAACTTGGACAATATTACTTATGACTACTACTGATCCAAATGCTATTAATATACTTAGTCCAAAGGACAAGTCGTTTATAATACCTACTACGGAAGGAGATTATTATTCAGTCTATGGGGAGCAGCCTGCGGTTGTTCCTATGGATGTAAGTAGATATGAAAAGTTCTTTCCTAATAAAAATGTGCAATTGCTTCCTGATATGGATAGATATCGGGCTAGTCAACAAAGTACTTGGGCGCAAGCTGGAGGATTTCTAATGCAATCTTTAATAGGCGAAGTTGTAGGAGGAACTATTAGTGGATTTGGTAATCTTTATGAAGGTGTTAAAGATTTAATTAATGTTGCTGATCCTAATTATGATTCTGACTTCAATAATATTGTTGTAGAAATTGGACAATCTATTAAGGATTTTGGTAAGGATAAGTTTCCAATTTATAGAGAAAATCCTGGTAAAGCTTGGGATGTAGGAGATCCTGCATGGTGGGCTGAAAATGCTGTATCTATTGCTTCTACACTATCGTTACTCATTCCTGCTACAGGAACAGTTAAAGGTCTTGGTGCAATTGGTAAAGCTTTGGGCATTGCAGATAAAGCAAGCGAAGTTGCTCAATATTGGGGCAAAGTTGGTACTACTGCTGGACTTATGCGCCACATGGAAAACTACCAAGAGGCTTTAGAAGTAGTTAATACTACAAAACAAGAAGTTGGAGCTACTACAAATCAGATGTCTGATGAAGAATTTTTAGAATTTGCAAGTAATACTGAAGCAGGAAAAGAAATGATTGCTGATGGTAGAGATATTACTAGAGAAAACTATGCAAATTATGTAGGCTCTAAATCAGGATGGCATAGCTATAAAGTTAATGCTTCCAATATTGTATTTGATCTTATTCAAACTGCTGGTATTTTTAAAGCTTTAAAAGGAAGAACAAGAACTGGTAATGCTGGTTTAAGTTCTGTTGCTATGGCAGAAGCTTCAGCTGTTGGCAAACCTTTAACAGGTTTAGCTAAGTATAGTACTAATTATAAGGGCGGTTTAATGATGCTTGGAGAAGCTGCTACAGAAGGTTTAGAAGAAGTTGTTAACTTTATTGGAGGAGAAGAAGGTAAAGTAGAAGGAAAACGTTTGATTGGTCAAGACCCTTTAGAAGATACTGAAGGAAGAATTGGAGCTTATCTTAAGGAAGGTCATTTATGGGAACAATTCTTTTGGGGTGCAATAGGTGGTGGAGTTTTTGCAGGTATAGGTAGAGCAGCACAAAGCCGTACTACTAAAGAACTTGAAGGACAAAAACTTGCTGAAATTGAAAATCGTAAATCTCTTATCGAAGAACTTAACACTAAGTATAAAAGTGTAGAAGATCAATTAAAAGCAGGTACTATTACTAAAGCTAATGCAGATATGCAAATGTCTCAATTAGCAAGAACTATGGGGCATAGAATGGGCATATCTGCTGCAACAGCAGGTAACGTTGATAGCCTGCTTAACATGATTAATAATCCTGATTACTTAGAACAATTTAAAGTAGATGCTAAAACTCCTGAACAAGCTGCAATAGCTAAAGCAGAAGTACTAGCTGAACTTACTGATAATATTTTAACTGCTGAAAAGATATACAAAGGTTATTATAATAAAGTTTGGGCAGAGCCTGTAAGCGAAAGAACTAAAGGACAGCTTGTTGCTATTCAAACTGATATTGCTCTAGACTTAGTAAGTAAGGAAAAAGAATTAACTAAGCTAAAAACTGATAATAGTACTAGACTTAATGAACACAAGTCTCTTACTCAATCTACAACTCCAACTGATACTTTTATTAGAGATGCTAAAGTAATTGCTTTGGCTAATATTGACGCTGCTGTAAAAGCTGGAGAAATTCCTGAATCTCAAGTAGCTAGACTTTCTGAAGAATCTAAAAGACTTCAAGAAGAAATTGCAGAACTTGATGGTCGTATTGGCAATTCTAATAGAAAGTCTAGTTCATTGAATGAATTGGATAAAGCTTTAGCCGAAGATTTAATTTTAGAACAAATTACTTCTTCATTAGTTAATACTCAAAAAGATCAACTTCGTCAAGTTACTAAACCTGATGCAGCTAAAAAATTAGATAATAAAAACAAAGAAGAAGCCTTAGCCGTAGCCAAAGCTAAAGAACAATTGTACAAGGAAAGCATTACAGCTGCTGTAGATGAAAGTGCGATAGATGAAGCATTTTTAACTACAGCTATTAAAACTCCAGGAACTAGTAAGGAGATGCAAGCTTTCTTGAAAGGAGAGTTAACTAGACTGCAAGAAATCAATAAGAATAAAGCAGCTGCTACTCCTAGTACACCAGCTCCTGCAACTGCAGCTAGTAGTGTTAATTTAAATAATATTCCTGATCCAGTAGAAGCTACTACAAAGCCTGAAGCAACTAAACCTAGTACAACTAAGCCGACAGAAGCTACTGCATTAGCAGTAATTGATCCTGCTAAAAGAGCTAGCTTTACTAAAAGAGTAGCAACTATTGTAAAAGATACTACTACTGGAAGAAACGCAGCAATAGATTCTTTTATAAAAGGATTATTAGATATGGCTCCTACGGAAGCTGCTGAACAAGCTTTACAGCCTGCTATTGATTATCTTAATTCTTTAAAGATAGTTAAAGAGACAGTTCCTGAAGTTGTTCCTGAGACTGTAGCAACTGCTCCTAAAGAAGATAAATCTATGCCTAAACCTGCATCCGAATTGACAGACGCAGAGTTAGCTGGTATAGTTGAAGCTCCTGCAATAACAAATACAGAAAAAGAATTTATAGAAGCTGCTGATAAAATCCTTCCTAAAAATATGATAAATGCTAGAAACAATGGATGGAATCCTGTTACTGGTAAAAAAGAAGGCACTCAATATGAATTGACAAGATTGTATTTAGCTCAACTAGCTTCTGATAAATTTAATTCAATGTTAGAAGAACTAGATGCTTCTTTTAAAGAAAAACAATTAAAAGCTAATGAAGCAATATCAGATCAAAAAATTCTTCAAGAAAATGAAGTTCTACCAAAAGCTACTGAAAATACTGAAGTGGAAAAAACAGCGAAACAAAAGAACGCTAGTCCACAAAGTGCAAAAAAGGATGGAAATAAAGATGAACTGGCTGGGGTTCCGGAAAAGACAGTAAAGCCTAAGGCTCCTAGTAAAGCTAAAACAAAGAAAGTATCAGAAGAATTAGGAGGACTGCTTAATGAACTTAGAGATGAAATCAAGAAGCCTGATTTAGGTATTGCAGATAATAATAGGTTAACTGATTTAGTAGCAAGAATTATAGCTAAGTTAATAGAACTTGGTTATGTTGCTATTGAAGATATGTTAACTTATATTTATCGTAATATTCCTGATGTATTCGACGCCGTGTTCCCTGTAGTTAAGACTGAGTATGTGAAAGCTGTTAATGCAGGTAATATTAATAGAATTATAACTGACGAGCAAATAGAAGCAATTACCAAAGAATCTATAATTAACGATACTGTCGAGATTATAGATGCTAATGCTAATGCTTTCTTGTTAGACGCAATGATTATTTCTGATATGCCTGATGGTGGTATTGTGCCAATAGATACTAATAAAGGTATTTATCAAATTAAAGATAAGGCTACTGAAGAAAGAATTAATGCTATGCGTGATTTGAAAGTTGGAGATATAGTTGAATTGTCTATTGATAGAAATTCTACTTTTCATCAAGAAAATTTGAATAATGCTGCAATAGTTATTACTATTAATGGAGTACGACTCGGCTACCTTAATACTATAGGGAGCATTGAAAAAGCTTTAGTTAAGTTCGGTGCAAATACCAAATTTGGTACTACTTTAAGAGCTAATTTAATTGCTACTAAGAAACTGCGTAACCTTGTTTATAATAGTAACAAACCTATAAATGTTAAGGTAGCTAGAAAAACTAGCGGTACTAAAATACAAGGAACTTTAAAAAATATAAAAGACGTTTTGCTAGATGGGTTTGAAATATACTTTGGTAATGATAGAGAAAACTCTGGTAAAAACACTGTTCCTGATCTTGAGCATGTAATTACCGGTAAAGTTTTTACTAGAAATGCTGACGGATTATCTTATTACAATCATGATGCTGAATATGATACTGGAGCATTTTATGCATTAGTTGCTGGATGGAATAGTGATGGTACGATAGCTACTCAAATTCCTTTAAGATTACGTATGAGTAACTTATCTAAAGAGGATGCTAAGAATACTTATAGCATTATTAGAGAAATACTTATGCTTGTTTATAAAACTCCTAATATTGAATTAAATAATCAGGAGCTTTTAGACTTAAAAGATAAGCTATCTAATTATATATTGGTCAATAAAAATAATGTCAATACTGATGGTAGTGTTCCTGTTCCTGGATTCAAAGTTCATAAAGATCGTATTGAGTTTCTAGCAATGGATAATAATGCTGATGGTAGACCTACATACGCTTTAGCTACTATCTACTTTAATTATGATACAGGTATTCCAATGCTTACTCTTAATAAATGGCATGGAGGTACTAAGCGTTATGAGAATCAAGAAGCATTTAATAAAGCTTATGATCAAAAGCCTTATTTAACTACAACTATTGGCGGTACTGTTGGTAGAGATAGAATAGTTTCTTTATTGGAAACTAAGCTGTATAACGGATCAATAGCTAAACTAAGGTCAGGAGAACAATCTTTACAGGATTGGATTGATGCTGGAAGATTTCAAACAGATACTGGAGTTCTTTTGGATACTGAAGGTAATCCTGTTAGTAACTTCATGGCACAAAATCCTAAGAATACTAAGACTCAGGAAGGTAATTTAGTTATATCGTTGGAAACAACTCCAACAACTGTTTCTAAAAGAAAATCTAAAGCTAAACCTAAAGCTAAAAAAGAAACAGTAGTTGAAGAGGAGGTTGCACAACCTGCGGTATTAGAGTCTGTTGCTACTAATATTACAGTCGAGCAAAGTGCATTGAAGGATAGAATCGAAGCTATTCAACCTTTAATTTCTCAAGATAAAACAAATTACTATATTGAAGGAGATGCTTATGAAAGAGTTTCTAATGTAATTAAAGACTATTACGATCAACCTGGAAGTAGTTCTACTGATAACACTAGTGCAGGAACTAGAATAGATGAAGTAATTAGAGAGTTCTTTATTAGTGGTAAAAAAGAAACAAGCGTTCCAGGAATATCTGATAAAGTTTTAACGTATCTTTATAACGAATTAGAAGAAATTAATAATAGGATTGTTGCTGCTGGTAAAATAGTATTAGCTAGTAATGTTAAAGTGTTTCATAGAGATGGGTTAATTGCAGGAGAAATAGATTTACTTATCCTAAATCCTGATGGTACTGTAGAAATTTATGATATTAAAACAAGTACTCGTAGTACAGTTTCTCCTGGTTATAAAAAATCTTCTGGTGCTTATATAAGCTACGCTAAGCATCATGCTATTCAGCAATCTTTATATAAAGTTATATTTGAAAATCAGTACGGTACAGAAGTAAAAAGAATAGCAATATTACCTTTCCAAATTGAACTTGACCAAGCTGGTAATGTTATTGATATAGTTAGAGAAGCTGGAATACCTTTAGTTTTTGATGAAGATGCTAACACTATTATTCAAAATAAGATAGCTAAACGAAACGGTACGGAAGTAATAGAAGAAGATGGCTTCGATTTAAGTGAAGAAGAATTAGAGTTAGGGGAAGTTGAAGATAATACTCCTACTATAGCTGATTATGAAAGTAGTTTACAAACTCTCGTTAATGGAGCTATAGAACAGATTAATAACGGAGAATATGATATAGTCATAAAATCTAGAGGGCTTAGTAAAGAAGCTATCTTAGATGAACTTAATAATGTTGCTACTACAAAAGATTTTGCTCAAATATTAAAAAAACTTTGTTGATATGATAGCTTGTCCAAATAAGAACTTTAGAACTAATCCCGATCAGAAGTTATCTGATTGGGATTCCTTAGTTAATAATATAGGTGAAATACCTGCTTTAACTGCCTTTATAGAAAACAACTACAATATACCTGCTATGGGTACTCCAGTAGCTGTTGCTGATAATACTTTAGTAAACTTACAAAAAGCTGATGAAGATTATTCTTCTACAACAGCAGAAGAATTAAAAGCAACTATTAAAGAAGTAGCTATTCGTGCTGCTAATAGAATTGGTGGTACAGTCGATTTTTATTTTGATAAATACGAACCGATTAGAGGAAAGAATGCAGGTATGAAATCTTCTATCAATCTGGCTAAAGCTAGATTAGATACTCCTATTCATGAAATTTTAGGACACCCTATTATCAAAGTTCTTAAACTTCTAAGTAAAGAACAAAGAACTAAATTTGTTTGGGATGAACATTATGCTGTTGTAATTACTCCTACAGAAGATAACTTATATTGGAGTTATACTGAAATAGGATTAACTAACAAAACGCAAGTAGAACCTGCAAATATACAGATTTTCGATTCTAAAGAAGAAGCAGAAACATATCATGATATTAGAAAGCGTAATTTTGAAAAAGAAATTATAACCCCAGCTAGAAATAATCTTTATAATAATCTTCTTAAGGAACTTGAAACTGGAAGAGGTAAGGAAGTATTAGATAGAGTACAAAAAGATTATAATGATAAAGAAGATTATGTAGTAAATAAAGCTAATCTATTAAAACAACTTCAACATTATAGTGATAATATAATAGATATAAATAATATTGTCATTAATCGTGTTTTTAATAATGAAACTAACACGTTTACTATAAAGTCAATATCATATAATGCTGTTTATGATATTGGTATGGGTAAAACAAGAGAAAGTGAGCATAGTTATAATATAACAAAAGATTCTTTTTCCGATAAACTTCTTGAGAAGGCTAAATACACTTTAGAAGAACAACAAGAAGAAGCTATTGTAGAACTTCTTGGTATGCTAACAGCTGAAAAGTTAGATAAAATTAAAGATAGTAGCTTAATAGCTTTACTTAAAGAGTTATTAAAGACTATATCTGATTTTGTTAAAACTTTGATTACTGCTAAAGAAATAGTAGTAGAAGATTTACCGGAAGAACTTACTTTAGAAGATTTGGCTAATATCTTTGCATATTCAGAAAGTAAGATTATTTTACCTGGATATAAAGCAGAATACAAAACTCCTGATGGTCAGGTATTTTCTACTAATGCAGAAGCACAAAGACATTTAACTAAGTTATTATATCAAGAGCCGCAGCTGATAGAAGAGGAAGAGGATCAAGATTATGTTTCTTCTATTACCTATTTTCATAAGAACAAGATTTATAGATTTAAAATTAATCCTTCTATAGGAACTGATCAACCCTTTAATGTTATATATGGGCTTGATATTCGCACTAATGATAATGCTTGGTTTTTAGTAAGCGAAGATAACACGTTTTCTAGAAAATTAACAGAGGAAGAAGTAATTAACTATTATAATAATGAACTTTATTCATCTAATAAAGACTTTAAACAAGGCCGATTTCTTAGTATTAACAAAGAACTAGAAGAAGGCTTAGCAATTATTGAAGCTTATAAAAAAGAAAATAATATTAAGTATAATCCTCAAGAAGCTTATAATAGAGATCAAGAGTTTATATCTGTTATGGGGGCTTATGGCGGAGTTGATATTGATATATTTATTGCAAATTTACAACAACATGTAATAGATCATGCTAAAGCTGGATCAAGATTCGATTTAAGTGTAACTACTGCAAAAAAGAATAGTAGCTATCGTAATATAAAAGGGCATTTTAAAGGAAATAGAATTATCATTAAATTCTATCCACAACCTGAAGATATTAATTGGGTATCAAATACTGATAATTATTCAGGTAGTGTAAGAAGAGAAGATATTCATGCAGCTGATGTCGTATCTACAAAACCTGGAGAAGTTGTTGGAGTTAGTTTTACTAAAAGTCCAAGTAAACAGAATCTTTATTCAATAAAACCTAGTATAGCTGAAGCTATTGATAATGTAGCAGGCTATACAGAATTAGCTGTACAAATTACTGAAAATAATCATAGAATAATTTATGAATCTGATGTACCGTATGCTACTAAAAGGTTAATAGATAAATATAATCAATGGTTAGATACCAAGTATGGTAAGGTAAAAGAACTGCCAAAAAGTGATATGACTACTTTAAAATATGAAGTATGGATTGATCCTCTTCAAGAATACATAGATAGTGGTTGGGATATTGAATTTATAAAACGTTTTGATACTCCAGAAGAAGCACAAGAATTTATATTAGAAGCTCAAGAAAGATATTCTGCAGGAGCTCTTTATATGAAAGAAGTTGCTAAACCTGCGGAAACAGCACAAAAAGAAGTAGTGTCTATTAAAGAAGTTACTGATAAGATGTTTCCTAATATTGTTAAACCTGATATTAGTCAATTATATGTTGAAGAAACTATGCTTGGTAATAATGCGATTGATGAAAGTGGAAACTATATACAAGAATATGCTGTAATTACTAATGGTGGGCTAGAAACAGGATTTGTTTTTGCTACTATTGAAGCTGCACAAGCTCAAGTTGATGAGTTAAATAAAGGAGTAGAAAGTTCTAAATTTTATGAAGTTGAACAAAGAAATAGATTAGATATTAAATATGTATTTTTATCAGATAACAAATTTATTAAAGAAGCAATAAACAAATTAGATTTGATAGATGGTTTTAAAACAGAACGAGAATTATTAAATAAAAGATTATTAGTAATAAATACAGCAATAGAATTTTATAATGATGAATTAAAAAATTCAAATAAGTATAATATTAATACTAATCGTCAGCTAGAAATTAACAAAAAGATAGCTGATTTAAAAGAAGCTGAACTACGTTATCCAAGAGGACTTGTTACTAGTTCTGTTGTACCTGATGGAACTAGTATGGTTAATGATGGTACTATTGCATGGCAAAAAGTAGAAAGTACTGAAAATCCTAAGAAAGCAAAAGTAGAGGGCATTAACATCTTTACTAAATCTACTGATAAATTAGGTAGACAGCTGACTAATCCAAATTGGGGCGCTAAAGAAATAATGGATATTGAAGCAGTTTATAAAGCAAATGCTTCTCGAATAAAAGCTCCTCAATTAGATGCACAAGCTGCTTTAGTTTATGATAAAAATTTAATGTATTCTTTGCAGGTTCAAAAGTTTAGAAATCATCCTGAATTAATAGAAGAGATTAATAAAAGAGGAGGATTAGATTTTATATTAGCTAGTAGCCATGAAACAGGAGAAAAGAATAGTAGATGGACAGGCACAGGAATGGAGAGTAATTTTATTCAAGTTCTAGCTAAATCTTATGAAACTGTAGCTAAAGAACTTAATAAATTTATAGATAAATCAGCCGAACAGCAGATAACTAAACCAAGTAACTCTACTAAACCTGATGTAATATTACCTATAGGTACAAGTGGTAGTGGTAAATCTACGTGGATTAGTTCTATAAATAAAGATAATAAATTTGTTGTTATTTCTCCAGACGAAATGCGAGTTGAATTTACTGGAGATATGAATGACAAATCTAAAGATAAAGAAATTTATGAAGAAGCTGCTAAAAGAACTATACAAGCTATAAAAGATGGCAAGCAAGTTATATTTGATACAACCAATCTTACTAAAGATAAAAGACGTCCTTTTATTAATGCTATTAAAGCAGCATTGCCTAATGCTAATATTCAGTATAAATTAATGCCTTTAAATCCTGAATTAGCTAAACAAAGAATTAAGGCAGATATAGCAGCAGGTAAAAATAGAGCTAATGTACCTGATGCTACGATAGACAGACACGCTATTTCTTATGCAGAAATGTTAGAAGATATAAAATCAGAAGATATTTCTAACTATGACGATGTTGTTACAACAACGAATAATACTCCTATCGTAGATTCATTATCAGAAGATAAAAAAGCTCGTAAGAGTTCTAGGTATAAAGGTATGGAGTCTTTACAAAGACAATTTACTTTAACTGATATTGAAATTTATGTTAATCATATATCGCTTAGAGCAATGCAATTTATTAATAAATTTGCAGATGTCACTAATGCTGACAAAATTGCTAATCCTGGTAAATACGATATTAAAGCTAATATATTAGTAGCTTTAAAAAAGCACACAAATTCTTTACTTCTACAGGGAGATAAGGAAGGTGCTACTGAAACTAAACGAATCGTTAATAACTTTGATGACTTTTGGAATCTTGCTGTAGAAGAAGTAGATCGTAAGTTAAACTATGATATTAGTGATGAACAAATGCCTGCTAAATATGATGGTAATACTAAATTAACTAAAACTTGGGACGATGCAGCAGCATTTAGTATCTCTAGTAAAGAGTCATTTGATAAGGAAATTAAACGTATCATAATGACTACTCCTAAAGTAGCTAATACTGACTTTGCTTACAGAGGAGGAGAGTTTGTATATACTAACGATGATGAAAGATTTTCTAGAGATAATAAAGCTAGGTTAATTACTGGACTTGATTTTAATACATTATACCCATTCATCTTATCACAAATGTCTGGACTTTCTACAGATCAGGAAATGATGGATAGATTGTATTATCTTAAAGATACAGAACCTAGTATGTTATTGCTATGGGATAAAATTTCTAAAGATCCTTTGCTTAGGAATAAATGGTTTGCTAACTTTAATAAAGCTTATTATCCTGCAAAATACTATAGGATTTCAGATACAGCAGGTAAACTGATTATAAGACGAGATACTGCTAATAAACAGTTTGTGCTTGCTGATACCTGGTCTAATCGGCTTAAAGTACTGATTACCTATTCAAACAACAACCCTGAAAAAACGGTGTTCTCTAAGGCACTTTTAAGCGAAATTACGGCACTCATAAATTCAAAGGGGTCATTGGAAGATCGAATTAAAAACGTCGCTCTTGCCTATCAGAAAATAGGCATAGACTTAAAATCTGACGTACTTAGTAAGATCGTAAATAACCCACTATTTTGGGCGGAAGCAGAAACGGCTGAAGAGTTTTTTGATAAAGAAATAGTACTTAATTTTAAGAAAATCGGTAATACTCTCTTTAATCAAAAAGAAATTAAGTTTAATGCTCAGGGTTATATTAATAAAGTAGCAGAGTATGCACAAGTTTATTATTATAATGTGATTGAATCTAGCTATTATACTGGCGGAGGAGAGTCGGTTTATTCTTACAATAAACCTAATTTTCTTACTAGATTTTTTAATAAGTTTACTAGATTAAATAAGGTTGACAGTCTAGATGCTACTAAAGATAAGCAAGATATTCTGGATTTTATTAAGGAGTATATGCAAGATACTGGTATGATATTCAGTAATTGGGTATATGAGAATGGTAGTAATAATACCTTTTTGAAAGTTCGTCAAGGTGAAAAGACTTTAGAGGAATTGACAATTGATGATCTTAATATCGAAGCTATTAAAAACTTTGAGTTTAATTTACTTGATACAGTTAAACAAGAGAATAGTAATGTTGTTGTGGATTATTCTTCTATGAGTGGTGAAGATTGGAAGATGTTTACGTTACTAGAATACTTGAATGGCGCAAAAGGATTTGCCAACATCCCTATATTGATACAGAGTGATAGTAGCAATATTTATACGCTGCAATTACCTAAGATTAGTATATACGAAGCTGGTTCAGTTTTTACTGATAAAGGCATTAAGCGTAGCTCTAAGCTATTTAAAGCTGTAGAAAATACAGTTATTCAAGAAATAGCTAGAATGCAAGTAGCTAAAAATTTGTTATTCGATGAAATTAAGAATGATGCTGGCGTAGTTATAGGCTTATCACCTAAGCAGTTTGATAATGCTATGCTTGCTTCTTTAGAACAAGGTTATCATTATGATACTTTAGGTAAAGATGGTCAACCTATTCTATTAGATTCTGCAGGATTTCCTACTGGAAGAGTATTTAAATTTCAGAATACTAATTATAGTTCTGCTACTGGAGAGATTATAAGTCTTAATAATTCTCCAGAGTTGTTTAGCTTTGGTATCTTTAGAAGAGATATGGTTAGAAATCTAATTATCAATGATCATATTGAAAGCTTTATTAATGATCTTGTTAAGTCTCATCTTAAGATTTATAAATCTTTTGAAGGCAATATAACTATAGCAGAGAAGGGTAAGAAAACAAAGTTGTTAAGTAGCTATTCTAATTACGCAGACTTTATAGCGGAGTTTGCTATCAATACTTATTTATCTAATGTAGAGCAGTCTAATTGGATGTCTGGTCTTTTAGGACAATATAAGTCTTGGGTTGAAAGTAATAAGAGAGCTAAGCAATTAACTTCTCCTGCACAAACTGCTGGAACTGCTTATAGAGGAGTTACATATAAAGCTGCTGTTGTAGAAGATGCAAACCTAGCATCTTCCTATCTACAGGGAATAAAAGCCAGTTTGATTAGCAGTCTGAAAAATAAATATCCTGGTTTAGTATACAGAGAGAAAACAAAAGCTAAACGTAATGCTTTAGAAATTGAAGTAGATAAGATTTTAAAAGCTTATAGCAGGACTACTGTTTCTGATGGACAATCATATATGACTTTGGATAGGCTTGAAAAAGTACTTAAGGATTTTGGAAGATGGAATAAGAAGTATGAGATGCTTTTTGCTAAAATTAAAGCTGGTGCAACCTTAACTGAAAATGATATTAGTTTATTACTTGTACCTATGAAACCTTATTACTATTACAAAAATGTAAATGGTAATACAAGTTCTGTAAGATCAACTCAAGTAAAGACAGCTATCATTCCTTTGATTCCTCAATTGATTAAAGGTACTGGTTTGGAAAGAGTTCTAGCTAACATGGAGAAAAATAGTGTTGATGAGATTTATTTTAAATCTGCGGTTAAAGTAGGCGGAACTTATACAAACAAGATACTTGATAATAAAGGAAATGTTCTTAAGAACTTTGATCTTATTGCTGCTGATTATTACAACGAAGGATGGGGATTGCAATTAGATTTACCTCAACACTTGAAAGATCAGCAAAATAAGTTAGGGATACAGATAGCTAAGTTAATATTCAGTAACTTACCTGCTACAACACAATTTGCTGTAGGAAGTACTACCTATACTGGCGAGCAGTTATTTAAACTGTTTACAGATTTGCAAGAAGCCAATCTTAAGCAGGACTTAAATACTTTGCTAGAGGAACTTGGAGTATTCAGATTTGAGGAATTGTATGATGCTTTAGATAGTTTAAATACTGGTAGAGTAAGTGATCCTTCATTTGGATTTACTGATTATAATAAAGTTGCTGAGATTCTTAAAGATGAGATAATCAAACGTAATTTACCTTTGCATTATCTTAACTTTATTGAATTAGATCCATTAGATAATACGTTTAAGATACCATTGTCTTTAGGATTTTTAGGTAACAAGTTTCAACAAATTCTTACAGCATTGTTTACTAATAGAATAACAGATCAAAAGTTTCCTGGGGGTCACGTTGCTCTTATTAGTGATATTATGTTTACGCATATTGAAAATCCAACAGACTTAGGTATAGAATTTATTAGTACTGGAGAAAAAGGTAAGGAAGTTCAAGAGAGATTAAAATCCGGTAACTTTAGATTACAGCCTCCGATTATTGTAAATGAAACTACTTTGAAAGTAGAAGCTATTATGCCTGCTTGGAGTAAGAAGTTTTTTAAGAATGGTAATAGAGTATCTATTAACGAAATTCCTGAAGAGCTTAGGACTATGGTTGGTTATAGAATTCCAACTGAAGAAAAGTATTCAATGGTAGTATTAGAAGTTATTGGATTTGCTCCTGAAGGTCTTGATACGTTTGCAATACTTCCTGGCGAATTAGTTACTAAAACTGGTTGGGATTTTGATATTGATACATTGTATCTAATGCAAAAAACTTTCGATGTTAATCTGAAAGAATATAAATATACAACAGATAGAGATAAGTTGTTTAGACAATTTGTTATCAATAGAACTAATGTTAATATTTATAAAGATTTTGCAGAAGATAAGAAAGCTATTATCAAAGATTTTGCAGAATTTTATGGAGTGCCTGCTGATAACTTAGGTGAAGTATTTGATTATCTTAATCAGCTTATCGCAGATGAAAAGGAACGTCAATCTTTACTTGATTGGATTGATAATTCAGATATTACAGCATTACGGTTCGATATTGAATATGTAAAAGCTATAGGACAAGAAATAGCAGAAGCAAAAGCACGTATTGCTACGACTGAAGAAATGTATCGTGATGAATTTAATGCCTATACTACTGAGGAACTAAATAGTAAAGCTGCTCGGAATAATAGAATATTTGATATCTTCAAAGGTATCCTATCTTCTCCTGATATATACGCACAAGCTATGACACCTGGTGCATTTTCTGATATGGCTGATCTTAAAACTAAAGTTGAAAAGCTAATAGGAGATTCAGGTAGTCGTTATAATCCTCATACTAGGGCTGGTCAAGATAGCTTTAGAGATAAGAATATTTCTGGAGTTATTCTTAAAGGTATTTCTGCTTCTATTAATGGAGCGTTGCCTATATTCCAGCAAACAGAGTCTCAATTTAGTGACGATTTAGCTTTCACTATAATAGAGAATGGCGAAACAAAAATATATAAAGCTATAGGTAAAAGAGATGACGGCACTGTTTATGGTGAAAACGGTAATCTTATTACTAATGGTACTGCACAATTACTTGGTAATACTGTTGATATTGTTAAGGAAGGATTTCCCTATAATATAAACGTGGAGACAGTTTATATATTTTCTGCAATGCTTATAACAGGTATTAGTATTGATTATGCTGGTACGTTTATACGTCAACCTATAGTAAATAAATATGTTTCTACTGTTATCAATGATAAAACTCTGTTTGGTTCAAATAAATCTAATGCGTATTCTAAAGTAAAAAGAGAATATCAAACTAAGCTGTATCATTTAATGGTATCGGAAGGACTTATTGATACTAAAGATGCTGTTAAGAGAAAACAACTAGTGCTAAACAAAGAAAAGAATAAATGGGAATGGTCTGCTAAACCTATTTATTTACGTGAAGATGAATCTGCTATCTTAGAAGTTCCTGGTACAACTGCTTGGAGTGTAGAAGAACTAAATGATATGTTAGCAGTAGAGAATCCTTATACAGTTTCTAAGCTATCTAATGCAGATAAAATTAAGTTTCTTAGAGAACAATTAGCTTTATTGGAAAGATACAGAGTTTATGAAAATACTGGACAAGCGTTACAATCTAATGTTAATCTTCTTGTTACAGATAAGATGGGAATCGGACCTAATATTAACGTTACTAGAGAATGGTCAGAACGTGTATCTGAAGAGATTAATAATAGTTTAGATAATGATAGTGGAATTTTCACTAAAGATGGAGAAGCTTTGCTTAGTGCTATTTATAGTAATGAAGAATCTGCTTACGCTCCTTTAGCTAATTATGTAACTTATGGTAATGCTCCTGGTTATAATATACTTAGCAAGCTTTTCTTTACTACTAGTAATAACTTTAATAACTTTAAAGATATTCTTAATATAAAGAATGGAGATGCTCTAGTAGATAATTACTTATTGCAAGCGTTAGTAAGTATGATGCCTTATGCACAAGCTCTTAATACTCCGGAAATACTAGGTATAAATAAAGAGTTTACGCCTGTATTTGATTTTACTTCGCAATCTATTGAAGAGTTTGATGCATTAAGTACTGCTAACAAATTGTTCTTAATTAAGAATAACTTAACTACAGTGTTAGCTAAAGAAAGAGCGCATTTTCTTAACTTCTTAGAGCCAAACATCGACGCTAACGTTATTAAACGTAGAGGATTTCACTTTATCAATTTTAATAAGCCCAAGTCTACTGATAACATTGATGATACTATCATAATATCTTTTGAAAAGCTTATTAACTCTGATAATAAGTTCTTAGCTAATTTAGGTAAGAGTTTGGTTGACTATAACGTAGCTTTGTATGGATTGAATTTTGCTTCTAATTCTTGGAGTAATTATATACCTGCTACTTATTTGGTTAATACTATGCAAGTTGATAAAGCTTTTAAGAATTACGAATTTAGATTGAATTCAGGAGAGACTTTAGTTTCTTATGATACTGATACTTTCTATAGAAATAATTGGGATAATACTAATATTGTTCCTCAAGTTTATTCTAATTATGCTAAAGATGCAAGTGGAAGATACCTTATGGAAGAGGATGAATATGGGCAACCATTAGGTTATGAAGTTATTGATAATAAACCTGATTGGTCGGCAGCTAGTAATAGTAGTATATTACCTATTAGCAAGAAGAGATTAGCTAAAGAAGATAGCAAGATTAAAAGAGCAAAGTTCTTGTTAATATCTAAACTAGTTAAAGGTGAAAAAGTTACTACACTATTCAAACGGTATTTTACTGGAATACGTGAAATAGATAATATATACGATACTAAAATAAGTAATGCTGTATATTATTATCCTATCGGAAAGCTTGGAGGTAAGTTAAAAAATACCGAATTTACAGCCAATTCAATGTACGCTGAAAATAACGTTGCTTATCCAGCAGAAGTTTTTGAAAAGATGTTAGAACATAAATATTTAGGAAATACATTAACTCCTTCGGAAGCTAAAGCTATAATAGAAGCTGAACGTAACGAAGATAAATCTTGTAAATAGTATGATTTGTACTTTTAATGCACCAAACGGAGAAGCTTCAAATTTATATTCAGAAGTTAAAGATGCTTATGGTTCTTTAGCAGCAGAAGCTACGTATGCTTTTGTTAGAACTCCTGAATTTAAAGAACGATATCCAGAAGCTTTATTTTCTTATCAAGGTGAACCTGAATTTGGTTGGCTACTAACTAATAATTTAATTAGAAATTTTGCTGATCCTACACCTTTGGAAAGTAAAGTTTATCAAGATTTTACTAGATTAGCTGATATATTTGAGGAGTATGTACCTAACCTATATCTTAGAGAAGATACCGAATTGAATGCAAGTGCGGAAATAGGTTATGACGCAAATAATGTTCCTTACATAGCTTTCAATCCTAATAGAATTGCAGCTGATAGTATTTTTCATGAATTTGGACACCTTTACGTAGATTTATTAGGATATACTAATCCTTTAATTCAGGCAGGTATTGATCAATTGAGAGGTACTACTCTTTGGAATAATATTCAAAGACTGTATCCTGATTTGAATGACGAACAACTTGGAAAAGAAGTATTAACTACTGCAATAGGAAACCAAAGCTTACTTCTACAGGGAGATAATAAAATTGTATTTATAATTAATCAGATACTTAGAAAGATTGCTGAACTATTAGGATTAGAAATAGACATAGCGAAGAAACTAGCTTCTGAATTAATTACTGGTAACGTTGAAAAGAAACTTAGAGGAAAACTCTCCCTGTATAGACAACAACGACGTTTTGAATTGGTTAATGATGCTTTTATAACTAAGAAAAGTTTTTTGATTAAAGCTAGAAATTCACTTATCAAAAAGATAAATGATTTCTATTCGCATTTATCGGCAGCTGAAAAAGCTAAAGATATTAGTTATACTAAACTATCTACATTCAAGCAAATGCTGGATAATGCTATTGAGTCTAACGAGGATATTGGTATCTTAAATTTCATTAAGAATACTTATGAACTAGCAACTAGTCTTAATGCAAGATTAGATCAAATAGTTGATGGAACTTGGAGAGATGCTCGAACTGGAAGAACTGAAGTTACAGCTGAAGATATTCTTAATATTCAAAATTACAATAGTCTTTTTGGTTTAGCTACCGAATTGATTGAACTTGTAGAAACTGATCCTAGTTTGAAACTGCGTATTAGTATGTTAAAACTAGATAACGCTTTACAGGATATAGCAGCTAAACATATTAAGATAGCAAATCTTAGTAAACAACTTGGTATCAAGATTGGAAGTAAGCTACTAAGAAAAAGCGGTGCAGGAATTAATAAAGAAGAAGCCTTACAAAGACAGAAGCTGGAAAGAGAATACAATCAAACAAATAAGGAAGAACGTAATGCCGCTAATACTCCTGGAAAGAAACGCAGATTTGCAGAGAAACGGACTAAGTGGGTGAATGAGCAATTGCCTAAGTCTGAAGATACTAGTTATTATGATTATATTTTACAACAATCTAATAGAGATATATCTTATTTAGACAGATTGTTTGTAGATGCGGATAAGCTTAATGATGAATTAATAAATACAGTTAGTGAAATTCTTGATAAAGTCGATTACGAAACCATGACTGCTGTAAATAAAGAATACGATGCTTTAAATGCAGTATTCCTAGATTACAGTAAAAAACATCCCCAGGGAGATCAATTTGAAAAGTATAAAGATTTGCTTGAAGATGAAGTTATTTATAAAGATGGCAAAATTGTAAAGACTGGTAAAAAGAATACTAAATTAGCTAGTAAATATTATTCAATATTTATTGCTGAACATAATAAGGCTTGGGAAAAGTATCATGAATTAGGTAATACTTTAGGTTACAAAAGTAAAGAAGCTAAAGCGGAGTATAAAAAAGTATTAGTTTGGCGTAACGCTAACATGGTTAATAAAGGTACTAAAGCTGACCCAGTTTGGATTGCTAATGACAAATGGCTTAATCCTGCATATGATGCTATTAAAGACGATCCTATGTATAAGTATCTTACTAATTCTCTTATTGAAGCTGATTTAAATTTGCCTACGGCAGCTAAACTAGTTCGTAGTAGATATGGAGTTAACTCATTTGAATTACCTTCAATTAAGAGAAGAGGTCTAGAAAAGGTTTATCGCGATGGATTGTTTTCTACTATCAAAGAGAAGTGGGATGCTTTTTGGACTAAGTCTGCTGAAGATGATACTGCTTATGGAACTACAGTAGTTGTAGATACTTTGAATGACGCTTTGTTAGTAACAACTAATGAAGCTGGAGTTGAGCAAAACTCAATTCCGATTCACTTTAGGCATACTATTTCCAAAGAAGATCAATCCTACGATCTGCCTAGTATAATCTTATTGAATTATCATATGGCATTGAATTATAAAAACAAAACTAATGTTCGATTTGATATAGAATTAATCAGAACTTTGGCTGCCGAAAGAGATGTAGTTAAAACTGATGTAGGATTCTTGAGAGGTTTGAAATATAAGCTTGATAGAGTGTTATACAGAAAGACAGCAGATAAGGAATCTGATAAGCCTGGAGAACAAATTCCATTAACAGAAAAAGGAGAATTTAGTAATGCTTTTGCAGCATTAGATTCTATGATCGAACATAGATTATATGGAATTAGTACTTTATCTAGTGTTCAAGTTAATAAGATAGTTAATGCTATTGCTGGATATACGGGTCATACGTTGTTAATGCTTAATTATTTATCAGCCGGAGCTAACTTAGCTACCGGTATGATGTATAATATGTTTAGAGTTTCTCCTAGATTTTATACTAGAGATAACTTTGCAAAAGCTCATGCTAAATACGTAGCTAATATTCATACCATAGTTGGAGATATTGGAAAGCGAGTTCCTACTAGTAAAGTTAATTTGTTAATAAGAAAATTTAATGCTTTTGGAGATTGGGAAGCGGTAGCAAAACAATTTGTTAATGATACTAGACTTAAACAGATGGCAGATTTAGGAACAATGCACTTTATGAATCATAGTGCAGAGCATATGATACAGTCTATCTTAATGCTTTCTGTCCTAGATAACATTAAAGTTAAGAATAAAGATGGATTATATATTACTGCATCTGGCGAAACTACTGACGATATAAATAAAGCGATGTCTTTAGACGAAGCTTATGATGTTATTGATGGAGATTTAGTATTAAAACCTGGTGTAGATTCATCTTCTTTTCAAGATAGTATTAATGATTCTGAAAGCTTTTCTAAAGATACAGAATTTTTAGTTAGTCGAATGATTAGGGAATTAAATTCTCAAATACAGGGGCAGTACAGTCCTCAAAAGAAAGCTGAAATTCAGAGACATTGGTATGGAGTTTTAGTTATGTTATTGAGAAAATGGATGCCTGCTGGATTAAAGTATAGATGGAGAGGTGTTGAAAGTATGTTTAAAGATAAGGATAATCTATTGGAAGATGAAATTTTCTATGACAAAGCTTTAAACGAAATTCAGGAAGGATACTACGTTACTACTGGTAGAATATTAACTACTTTGATAAGACACGGAAAGCAGATTAAATGGGAAATAGTAAAGCAAGAATGGAGTGAACTAACTGATGAGGAAAAAGCTAATGTTATTAGAACTGTTAAAGAATTTGTTACAGTTGTAACACTTTTAGCTATCGGAAGTATGTTTAAAGAGATGGGCGACGATGACGAAGGAAATGTAGGTTACTATTTGATAGCTTTTTATGCGCTAAGATTGCAACGGGAAATGATGACGTTTGTTAATCCTGCAGAATTTAGTTCTACAATTAGGACTCCAACCGTAGCTATTGCAATGTTAGATAGAGGTATAGCTTTACTTTGGCAAATGCTTCATCCTTTTGAAAGATATGAAACTGGTGCTAGAGATGGAGAGCTAAAGATAATTAAGAAGCTACAAGACTTTGTGCCGATTGCTAAGCAGATTGATAGAGAATTAGTAGAAGCAGTTAATTGGATGTATAGTAAGCGGATTAGATAGTAGAAAGCTGTACGAGCCGTATGTAGTTCCATTGTTGACTAACGTGTACGTACTCATGTCCAGGAACGCTATGTAATACTCATGTTATTTGACCATCTTTTCAGGCTTATAGCATTGTTAAAGTAAAAAGTAACCCCAGCGGGGTTACTAGATTGTTCTTAAACAAAGTCTATAGGATTCCAGTAACAATTAAGATCATCATTTTTTACAGTTTCTTCAGCTTCCGTATTCTTTTGATGTTTATTATTACTGTTTAAATCTGTATTCAGTAGCAATAGTATATCTTGTCTATTACGGTATTGATCTTTAGCAATAGTTATTTCTATTGGAAGAACTTTACGAAGTTCCTCGAAAGGAATATCCGTTAAAAATTGTACTATTGACTTCTTTACGAGGCTTTCTAAAACATCAGCAGAAAGGTCCAAAGGTATGCCAGCTTGGTATTTATAGATCATAGTTGTAAGAATTTAATAAGGGATGCAGCAGTATTTGCTACATCCCTTTATTATTAAACTTCAGTAATCATTACATAAAAGTAAACTATATCAACGATACTCATTCCTACTAAGTAATCTGTAGCATATTTGATAACTGTTTTAATATTAACAGGCTTATCTAAATTTGCAAGTCTTTCCTTAGTAGCTTTGAATATCATATAGTTAGCTATTATCAGTAACCCTACTGTTTTAAACAGAATCGAATGAAAAAGCATCTGCTAAATCTACTTTAGTGTAACCATAAGGCTTTAATACTTTGCCTGATACTCCATGTTTGAACATTGCTTTGTCTTCTACATGATGAATCGTTATAAAAGGTACATTAGGATATTGTTCTACAGTTTTATTATAAAACTCCGCATCTTCCAATTTAGACTTATCGAAAGCTTTTGTCATATTATTTTTGTGAACAATACGCCATCCTTTTACATAAGTTTCTTCAAATCCAAAAGCTAGCACACTTCCTTTTACAAAATATTCAAGATCAATTAAAGCATCCAGGATTTCAACTATGTCATACGTGGCAGGTTTATCCTTATACTTAGGCTTTTCAATAGTAATAATTCGATCAACAAGATCATCAATGTTACCTCCTGCGGCTTGATTCAATTCACATAATTCTTCTAAGATTGTATTAATCCTAAGATTAATAGTTTCTTTATCAAGAATTGATGGAAATTTCGGAACTTCTTGTCCGAATGTAGTCATAAACTCCTTTACATCTTGCAGTTCATTCACCATTTTAATTCGATTTTAAGTTAAGTAAATAATCAATTGCAGTTTTAAATATAGTATGGTTAGCTCCGAGCATCATTGCCTTAAACTTACCAGCAAAGCTACGAGTAGGCTTTCTAAGATAAACTCCGGTAATAGCATTGAATACTTTATATGCTGTATAATCGGGAATGTCTCTTTGTCCAGGTCCAGAATGGTAATAAAGCTTTAATTCTCTAAGTAAATCCTTCTTGTTGTTTGAAAGCTTTTTCATAACAGCTTCCGGATTTAAAGTAAATGCAGCATAATCTTTCTCTAAAACTATTCTAAGAAACAGTTCTTCAATTTGAGGAACAGTAACTTGAATCTTTGTCAGTTTGTCAATAGTATCGGCTTCGGATGCAATCAAGCTAAGTAATCTCTTAAAATAAACTTGATAGGAATCCAATTTATGTACACTATTTTTAGTATGACGTATTTTGATAATAGCATTGCTAAACAGTGTAGGTATTTGATTGGAGCAGCTAAGCCTAATTGGAAGCAAAATAATACTACTACTTACAATCTTTTTGTGACTTGAAATAATACACACATTGTACTTAATAGTATCAGTTTCTCCAGTAAGTGATATTCCAGCAGATTCTTCACGCAGTTGCAGTATAACAAAGTTTAAAGCTCCGTCATCAATAGAACCTCCATTAACTACGATAGCTCCTTGTTCTATTAAGTAAGTAGCAAACTCAAATACTTCATGATTTTGGTGTATGCCATAATCTTCGCTAACAACTTCTAAAGGTTCACCATAAAAAGGCGCGCCACATTCTATCGAAAGTTTTTGTATAAAATAAAAACTATCTGAAGCTGAATCTGCGTTTCTATCAGCATAAGTACGATACCAAGCTTTGTTCATTACAACTTCAAAATCTAATCCAAAAGTTTTTAATATATCTTCCAGATTAGTAAGATGCTCATGTTCAGGATTGTAAACAAATAGTTTACGAATTTCATTATCAGAAATATGATACATTGTTATAGATTTAATGCATTAATAATAAAAGGAATTTTAACAGCCATAGTATATTCTACAGGGAACTCTATCATAGTTGTTTGCATTTTTAAGTGATTATCAACTACTTCATAAATAGTAGCATAAATATTTCCAAACTCTTGCCTAAGAATAATAACTCTATCTTCAGGACAATAATGTAAAATTATAGCTTTTAATTGTTCAGTATAATCAACTCTAAAATAACGGTCTTCTTCAGTAGCATCTTCTTTTTCAATCAGATGATTCTCTGTTTTAATATGAATGATAGCGTCGTGTTCAAAAGTATCTTCTATACATCCATACAAATGTTTTCCAAAATCTATTAGGAATAACAGACTAGAAAAAACATCTTCCATACTAATTCCAGGATTCAAGCTGGATTTAATTATCTTGTAAGCTCTATCTACAACTCCAAAAGTAGTACGATATCTATACTTCGTATGTGCTTTAAAGTGTGTAGAATTTTTGCTATACTGAGTTAAATTCAGCTTATACTCTCCTGTTAAATTAGGATCAGCCTTCTTTAGTATTGGCGATGTAAAAAAGTTAATCAAAACTGCAACGCTATCGTTAATAGAATCTTCAAGTATTATCTTTGTCATAGGTAAAAAATAAACCGGCACTACACTCATGGTAGTACCGGCGGAAATTAACAAAACAAAACGAAGTTAAATAAATACTATAAAAACATCAGCTTCAGCTTCTTTAGCTTTTTTGACTACAGCAAGATTAGAATTAACAGAATAAAAATTACCTTTAATAAGATAAAAATCGCCAAAATATTTGTATTCTTTTCTTTTTGCAGCTTTTATACTAAGTTCTTCAAAAGCCTTAGTAGCTAAATTTAGTTCTTTCTGTAAAGCAGCTTGTTGGTCAAGCAGCTCTTGATTATCATTAATAATGTTTTGATTATAAATTTTAAGATTTGTTAATGTAGAAACAACGTCACTGTATTTACGTTTCAAATTAGCATAATCTTCCTTAAGTTTACCGAACTTCCCATACTCTTGGTCTAATACTGTGCGATACATAGCTACTTTATCTTTAAGAGTAGTATCTCTATTAATAAGCATAAGCTTAATGAAAATTCCTACCGAAATTAATAGCATGATTGCTATACAAATCCATAATACTGTTGTTGTCATCGTTTAAAAATTTTAATAAGTGCGTAAAGAAAATGTTGTGTTTCGTACAATACCTTCTGGAAGATCCTTATCTTTATAAAGATCTTTCAGTAAACTTTTTGAAGGTTCGCTTTCTACTTTAATCTTAAAAGCTTTCTTTTCCTCCAATTTCTGCAAAGCTGCTATAAATTCTGTAACCTCTTTCTTATCCTGTGTCCAGTTAAAAGATAGCGTTACTTTAGGTAACGTTGCCTCTGGAACAGGTCTCGTAGCTGAATAAGACTCGTATCTAACTGCTGTAACTGTTGTCATAGGTAACTTTAAAGAAGCTCCTCCTGCTTTTGTAGCAGTTCCGTAAGTTCTCGTTACTTCAATTATACGATCTTCCAGGTAATCAATGAGTTTCTCTTTGCTAACTTTTTTAGCTTGTAAAGTTTTAATGCGTGCGTCGATAGCTTCTTGCTCTGCTTTCAAGTTCCCTTTAAAGTATAAGTAATGCTCTATCTTCGTTGCCATTTCGTCTTTATTAATATTAAGACGTTCTAGAAACTCTTCCGGTATATCACTTGAACCAGTATCAGTAAGATATTCTTCTAGTTCAAGCAATGTTTTTTCGTATTCGTATTCAATCTGTTTTAGATTCATTAGCTTGATTATTTGTTTGATTAGAAGAATCTTCAACAACATCTACAAGTCCACTACCTTTACAAGTAGGACAATTAGTCATTGTTTGTTCAAATTCATTTTCATTAACTTTTTTTTCTTCACCAAAAACTACACCAGTACCACTACAAAATAAACAAGTAACAGTTATTGTATTTCTCATTATTTAAAGTTTTATTAATAATAATAAAAAGTAGCAGGAACCTAAGCCCCTGCTACAGCGTTAAAAATTTAGTCTTCGTACTCTACTTCGTCGTCATCATCGTATTCCTCATCGTCGTCATCATAATCTCCATCTTCGTCATCAAATACAACTTCGTCAGGATCAACTTCTGCCAATACAACTTCGGCATCAATAATTTCCTCATCGAGTTCTACTGCAAATTGATTAGAATTCAAATCATTAGTCATTGTAATAATAGTTTAAAAATTAATTAATAAAATTATCCTCTTTTAAGTAGTTCCAATCGTAAACGTTCCTCTTGAATTTTAATTTGCATATTTAGTAAAAATTCATCATAGCGAATCATTAAACTAACAATATCGAAATCTAAAGGAACTATCATACCGTTTTGGCAATTTTCAGCCAATGTGTCTAAAGCATTCTGCAAGCTATTGAATATTATAACTTTTCCACTTCCATCATCTTCAGTAACAATAGAAAGTTCTCCATTAAAATTGTCAATCTGTATAAATTGCATTTCTTTTTAAGTTTATTTACGTTTATAAATGTGATAAAATATATCATCTTTTGGTAATAGAATGTAGTTACCATCCTGAGCAAGCCACCAAACGTCAACGATTTCCTTAACACGCTTAGGAAAAGTTACATCTAACAAAACATCTACCTTAATAATTAAGAAAACGTTTCTTTTTGATATTCTTCTCCATCTTCGGTTATAGGTAATCTTTTCCTTTTTACGGACATGTGGCTTATTAGCACTCATAGTAATATAATACCCTGCTTTTTTATTAGAGCGACTCATATTTAATTATATAAAAATAACATCATCATCTAAATTTAAAACATTAGCTATCAAATCACCTATATGAGCTAAAGTTCCACTGGTTTCATAAGCATCATACATCTCTCCTATTAAATATGTACAATCTACTCCTAAAGGAACCACTATACCATTTTGGCAATTTTCCTCTAAAGTATCTTGTGCCTCCTGTAAATTGTCAAAGATAAGAGGTTCACCACTTCCATCATCTTTTGTAATGATAAAAATATTACCATTAAAATTATCAATTTGAATGTACTCCATTTTCTTTTTAAGTTTTAGGTTTAATAATAATATCAATTAAATGACAAACACAATGCGCAGGTGGTAATCCGCACCCAGAGCATAATACTAATTCAGGTTCAATCGCTACTTTCATCTTTTTGTTCTTTTTGTTTTTGTTTAATATGAAAAAGCATCATTGCACTAGAAGCTGCTAATACTTTTCTAAGTACAACTTCTTCATGTATTATAGAATTTTCTTTTAATTTAAACGCTTCTGCAGCCTCTTCAACTACATCAACGTTTCCCCATGCGGAGAACAGCTTAACTAACTTTAGTGCCATTGTATAGGTTTTATTTTAAAACTTGTTAAATAATGATTAACACTATCAAATCCAATGAAATTCCAATCTATTTCTCTATAAACAGCTGAAATTGGATGTGTATATTCGATAACAAAGTGTCTAGGATTTATAAAAGGTCTTAACGATCTAGCATCATTACCTAATAATATCCAAGCCAATTTATCTTTTTGATTCAATCTTTCAAGTACAAACTGAACTAAAGCAGACCAACCAATTCTAGCATGAGAATTAGGTTGATTTTTTCTAACTGTTAAAGTTCTATTCATAAGTAAAACTCCTTGTTTTGCAAGGTATTCAAGACTAGCTTCGTATCTATTAATTCCAGTTACTTTATTAGTACTGAATAACGCTTTTCTTAGCACTTGTAACGAAGGATTAATTTCACAACCTTCCTTTACTCCAAAGGCTAGTCCTGTAGCAGAGCCATTATGATAAGGATCTTGTCCTATAATAACGACTTTACAATCATTATAATCACAAAGCTTAAATGCTTTAAAAATATCCTTATTATCAGGATATATAGTGAACGATCTTCTTTCTTTCTCAACCAGTGCCATAGTACCTTGAATAGCTCTAAACACTATTTCAGGAACTTCCCAGCCTGGCATAAAGTTCTTATTAAATTTCTCTATAGCAGCCGTATATTCTCTTAATAACGCTATCTGCTCTTGTACTGGCAACATGGTATTATAAATTTTGAATAGATGAAAAGATACAAAAAATTGTGGTAATAATCAAATACCTGATAAGGTAAAAAAGTTTTTTGAGGCTATTTGCAAATAGGTAAAATCGAATTTTATGAAACTTTATTGACAGGATATGCAACTGAATAAGCCGTTTTAGGTTCATCTATTTTTAACATCATAAACAGCATTGAATACATTCCCAAATCCATTGCGCTTTCAGCAATAGATTCATTATTAGGTATAGTACCTCTATTAAGTAAATTACCTAATCTGACAACCTCAGTTGCCATATGAACCATAGCTATCATTCCCGGTGTAGTTCCGCAAATTTCTGCCACTAATTTAAAGTTAGATAATACATCATCATCTTGAGCATAATCCATACCTTTAGAAAGCATTATTTCGGAAAACTGATTTGAAAAGTCTTGAAAGACTTTAAGTTGTTCTTCTTTTGTCATAACAATTTTAATTAAAAGATAAATAAAAACGGGCATAAGAATAAATCCTTATACCCGCTACCATAAACAAAAACCTATCTATTACTCACTTGTTTTCAAAAAATTCTATAACTCGGTTAGCCATCGAGTCTTTCTGCATCTTTAAGTACTTGTCAAAATATGTCCAAACATCGTGACCTGCATGAATAACTGAATGCAACTCTATATTAGGACTAGTAGAATAAGAAGATGCTCTAATCTCATAAATTGAGTTAGCCTCTGTCTTATAAAGTTTGCCAGTACTAGATAAAGCCATAGCAGAATCTTCAACTCCAGCTAAATCCATCTTATGAGCAAATCCGCCTTTATAGGGAGTAGAATTATCTTCTATTCCATTAAGCATCATAACTCTAGGAGGCTTAATCGAAGATCCTGCTATTTTGACTAAAGGTTTTACAAGCGTTCCAGCTACAGCAAAAACATTGAGATCGCCTAAGTTCTTCTTTGCAGCAATCGTAAGAGCAAATACTGCGCCGCTAGATACTCCAACAATGTTAACTTCAGCAAGAGTAGTAAGTTCTGCAATTTCTCGCTGAATTATCTCAATAACTTTAGTAACATCTCGATCATAATTCCAACCTCCAGTTGGAGTATCAAAGTAAATGCCAATAAACTTATCTTGTTGCTTGGCAAACATTTTTGTAAATTTAGTAGCTTTGCCAGTTATTCCTGGAAAGCCTACTATAACCTTCTTTACATTATAATGGGAAGGCACTACTACTTCATAATGATATTCTACCATTTTAATCAATAGGTTGTTCTACGTAAGTAGGTCGTGAATAAGGAACGCCATTAGCGTCGTGAGTAACTTTTACTAACTTAACAGCTTTGGTAGGCTTACCAGTAGTGCTGCTAGCTTGATCGGCTTTTACAGAATCTTCTAAATCTTTTCCATTAATAATAGGAAAATTTCTGTTAAAATTACCAAAACGAATTTGATCTGCCATGATGTTTAAAATTTAATAATTAAATAATTATTCATAATCTCTAATCGCTATACCAACAGCATGAGAAGGAACACCTTTATTGGTTCTATCGCGGTATTCTACCGTGAGTCTCTTACCAATTAGTTTATACCTGTCTCTGTAAAGTTCTCTTCGATAACCTTCTGTACCTTTAATTACACATTCAAAAGTCTCTGTATTCAGATCATTTTTCAGTGTAAATAACGGTATTCCTGGATTATCTCTAGTATCGTTAATATCTACTATTACAAATTCACCGTCAAAAAGTTTCTTAAGTTTAAGAAGATCCTTTGTACGTTTCATTTGATAAGTAGCATGAACATTGCGTATCATAATTCCTTCAAATCCTGTTTCAATTCTTTTCTCAAAATACATTTGAATACTATCTCTAGAATAGAGTAAAATACTAGGTACTCTAGCTAAAGAAGATTCATGAAAAAAGCTACTAGTCATTTTTAAAGTTTTAGCTCTTTCTAGCTGGTTAATATTATCTTTATGATAATCATAAACAAAATATTGTAGCTGAGTACTAAAGATACTTGGTGTTTTGATATAAGAAATAATATCTTGTAAAGGTGTACCGTGAATATAAAGTTCTCCATCAAGAAAGTTACAATCCAGTTCATCAATTAATCTGCCAGCAGCATCAGCAATCAAAGGCAAATTAATAGCGTTACCTAATCTTGATTCTAATATAGTAACGCCATTATCTTTGTAAGCAATACATCGCATACCATTGAGTTTAGGTTGTCCAATAACAGGATATACGATTTTATTTTCATAATCGAAGAATTGCTTAGCTAGCATAGGAGTTCTAAGCATTTTAGCAGCGTTTCTAGCAGATTCTACAGAGACTCTATAGCCTTCATTTTCTTTCTTTTCTGCCATAGCTTTAGCTTCTAATATTGCTTGTGCTCCTGCACTAGTTTCATTAGCTTTACCAATGTTTTTACCTTTAACTACTTTAGTATGAGTAACTTCTTGTCCTCCTAATTTAGAAGACGTTGTTGTTATCTTACCATCTTGTGTTTCAACTTTCCAGCGTCTAATATCACCGGAACTATCTTGCTTATAAAGTGTAAGAATCATCTGTTGTGAAATTTTTTATAAAATGAATTGTTAATGACAACATCTCTGTCATCGTGAAAAATATCAAATACAAGCTTTCTTTCTTCTACTGTTTCGGTAGGTACATATAATCCTCCTTGCGGATCATGTGTTACGTAAAAAATATTATCGTCAGGAAGTTTAGGTTCGAAATACTTAATCTTAGTTTTAGTCTTTCTATCTAAAGTTCCAGTAGTACCTGAGCAAAGTAAATCCAAAAAGCATTTGCCATAAAGATAGCTATGATTTCCTAAATCCCACTTAGTTTTAGTAGAATCTGTAGCTTTACTATTATCGCTAGCTTTTCTAGGACAATTGAAAACTGTAAGTCTAATTAAAACTGGATAATCAGTTAGAATAGGAATATCTTTCAGATATGGAACAAAACTTTCTTTTATAGCTGTAACTATCTTACTTCGATTAACCGGATGTAGTACGCCTGAATAAATGTCTTGAGCATTGATACGTTGAACTTTTTGCTTACCTTGTTTAGTTTCATTAAGAATAATTACTTGATTATCAGATGTAGCTAAAATAAGTTCACATCGTGTTAATATCGTATCTATTTTAGCTAAATACTTTTCTTCAGGTACAAAAGCTAAAACAACCTTATTCTTAACTCTTCCGTAGATAATACAATTAAGCTCTGCTAAATCGTGAATATCTTTAGTAGCGCCCAAAGATTTCCTAATCATTACAGGGAGCTTAGAAACGTCTATCTTCCTCCCTGTAATATGTAAGAACTTTGGGCGTACTTTATTACTTAGTACTACTTGCTCTATGTAATTTGGTATAATAATCCTCTGTAAATGCTTCATATTATATTATAAAATAAACAGTAACAGGGTGCAGTATCTTTTACTCTATTTCCTGTCATCGAAATAAGATTATTGACTTGAAATTGAATATTATCGCTATTTAAAGTTCTATTACCATAAGAACCTATACCTGGAATTATACCTTCATGATCTCTTCCAAGTTCTACTCTAGAATGAATAAATACTCTACCATTTTTACGTGGCGGAAACCATTGAGAAATTACTTTTAATGGCATCTTTCTTAAGTCTCCTACACCTATAGCTCTTTCAGGAGCTACGAATTCAAAATGTTGAGCATCTTCTGCCATAATAGGTATTCCACTATTTAGAAGCTCTACTATCGTTAAAGCTTCTTCTTTTGACATTAGCACAAACATTGCTATTTTTTCTGATAACTTGATAATCATTGTGAATGGTTTACTGTTATAAAATCAATTAAATCGTTCTTGCTTTCTGGATATTCATCCATAAGTTCTAATAGTTCGTGTGTTTGTTCTAATCCAAATTTAGCTAAATAATCAGAAATATCTTTAGCTTCGTAGTTAATAGTATTGAGAATGCCATTGGTAAGAAAGTTTGGTTGAATACCATAACGCTTTCTCATAAAATTGCTAGTTTTTATACCAATATACTCAAAATCTAATAAAGACTTAATCTCTTTCCAATTTGTAGCTAAAGAAAAATGTTGTGTACTTGTAAGTGGGATACCTTCTGCGCAAAGCCCAATAGATTGCCTATTAAAATGTTTATGTAAAACAACAACATCTTTATAAGCTTTTGTTACTCTTCCTAGTTTAGCAGGTTTAATTAAATGTGTTCCTTGTAGAGCATTTGTGTTTGTTAAAAATCTAAATCGAGATTTCCTTAATGGAAAGTAGATTTTCCATAAGCTGACATTATCTTGCATACCAAGCCAATAGGCATAAGCAGGATCTTTATCGTTATAATCATAAACTAATTGCTTATTTATATAAAGATAGTAAACAGGGTAAACTAGATAAGCATTTTGAAGTTCTTCTAAATCAGTAATATAATACTGTTTCCAATAATCAGTATCTTTAATAACCCAATTTCTAGGAGTTATATCAAATACAGATACAGACTTTTCTTTAATGTTTTTAGGTTTATTAGTATAATTTTCAGAGGTTTCGTTAATGTAATTTAGTAGCTTAAATTCTTTGGCTATTATTTCTAGTATTATATTAAAATCTACAGGATTAGAAGCACTTAATAAATTTTGGTATCCTACAACATCAAAACAATCTCCATGAAAATAGCCAGCAAAATCATTCATTTTTAGTCTACCATTTCTCCAATAAAATCCACAAGTAGGATTATTATCTGTTCGTAAAGGAGAACACATTAACAAATTACTTTCAGTACAATTACTAATTTCTATTTCCGTAACAACACGATTTCCTTTAGAGAGAAACTTAGAAAAGATTTCTTCTTGATTGATATATTCTAATATCAACGTTCTTGTTAATTTTTCTGTTATTCCGAACATAAGATTATATATAATTAAAAAAGCCCTGCCACTAATAAAAAGGGCAAGGCTTTGTACAAAAGAGAAATGTAAACTATGAGTTCTTCAACCAGGGAAACGCGCCAGTAGTTCCTCCACTAGGCGTTACAGGATTATTAGGCAATCCGGTTGCAACAGGAGCAGCAGCAGGTGGCGGGATAAACTTGTCACGAGCCGTAACAGATAGGATACTGTTAATGTTAGGTCTAATTTGCTCAATAAAGTTAGGACTAGAAGGAAACTCTAATCTATCTTTATCGTAAACAAGTTTGAATCTAACAGGAACATTCTCATAAATCTTAGCTCCATTTTTAGAAGTATTGAAAGCCATCGCAATTGCTTTCCAATAATCTTCAAAATTGAGAAGCGGACTTCCATACAGTTTAGTAAGATTGGCTCCAGATAGCGCCATAGTAGCGGTTCCAGGCGCAAAAGCTTCCCAAATATGTCCTATTGCAGTATTCGTTATCCGCAACATAGTATCATACTTGTTATTCTTATTCTTATCTACTTCTGTTTTAGTCTTTTCTGCTATCGAGTAGTAATCCGCTATATGCGTATATGTACCTTCAGGATCAGTAAATTCAAATTTCAGTACCAAATTGATACTGTCATCTGTAACCTGTTCCGTTGTAGGTTCTTCACCGGTATTCAAAACTACTCCGTCAAGCAGTCTGTATTTTCTTTTGATTGACTTTACAGCCGAAACATTAGTAAGAAACCCAACACAAAATGGATCACTACGCTGTCCAGTTCTGTAAAGTTCATAATAGTCTGTAACGGGAAAAGGTACTGCCGCTACTAACCTATCAGTACTATTTAATCCAAAATCCATATTATTGTTATTATTGATGATAAATGAAAAAGTAATGGCTACCCCAAATTAATGGGGTAGCCATCAGAGACCGGCAAATTAAATATTAAACGCACCATCCTCGTCATCAAGACCGGGAAGGGTAAAACCTTTTGCAGCAGGAACTTCAGAGTTTGTAGCGGTTGCAGTGCTATTATCGTCATCATCATCATCATTAGTCGATGTGACAGGATCAGTTACATACAAGAAATCTGTGCTGGAATCAGACAGTTCATCAAACGTAGCCAATCTTACATCACTACCGCCAATGGTAGGCTGAATAACAAGGAATTGAGCACCTACTGGGAAAACTACAGCCAAACTAGTAACAACACTAGGAACGCCATCTACAAGCACAAAGCCGTGAGCTTTTGTAGCTTTATAAGTAACGCGACCTTCTTTGTTACCGCCGAGGTGATACCATGCAGCAGAGCTACTGAAAGCAGGACTCTTAGCATCTGACAAAATATTACCAACAACTGCATGATCTTTTTCATCACCAAGTTGCTCTTGAACCCAAGCAGTACGCTGAGCCTCATAAGCTGCACGTCTGTCACGACGAGTTGCAAGGTCACCGGAAGGCATAGGATTCTCATTCTGATAACGAGCTTCCAGAGCATCAGTTTTGTTAGTAATACCTTTGTAAATGGCGAATCCATTCATTCCCAAAGTAGAAAGATCTTTCACAACTACCCTGTTACCAGGAACGAGGTTGATAAGTTGCATCGCAGCGGGAGTAATACCGATACTGCCAGGATTAATAGAACAATACACTTGAGCGTGTACGGTAGCAGAAGCACCTTTTTTTCCGGTTACTGTTGCAGCACCTGCTGCTGATAAAAATTCGTCTAAACTGAATACTTTTGACATCTTTAAAACGTTTTAAAAAAATTAATAAAATAAAGTTAACTATTCCAAAATTGTGAAGTCTCCGTCTTCTGTAACGGTTACATTAGCGTTATTGATTTCTGCTTCTTCAAGCAGATGTCTCATGCCGCCTGTAATATCTGCGCCAATTTTTCTAGCACCGAATGTATAAGCCTTTGCATGAAAACAATTTTTAGGGTACTTTTTATAAGTATCTTTATTATCTAATCCTGCTTGTTTAGCATCAGCCCAACAGAACTGTCCTCTTTCAATCATAAGCTTACCGCCAATCCAACGTTCAAAACGTATAGTAGTACGATAATCATAAGGTTTAGGCGCTCTGATAACTGTAATCTTACTAGTATCTAACAAATTTTGCTTATGTAGATGCTCTGCTATAGCAGCATTGTCAAATGCTTGGTAAAGATCAGGATTTGCAGCAACATCGTCTTGTGTCACATACTGATTCTCATTGATATAGTACAGGTAAAGTGGCTTGTAATCCTCTTCGGTTTCGCTATATATACCGCAAGACTGAATCAAGGCTCTAAACATATGACTATCAATAGAAACAACGCCATTAACAACAAAACAATGTGAAAGAGCGGGTATGAAAGATACTTTGGGATCAATAGCCCAAAGAGCTATCGACATTACTTCCTCGACGGAATTGAATCTGGTAATTGCTTTGTAAAAAGGTTCACAAAATCTTCTCAATTGTTCTACATCATCGTAGGCAATAAATTTTGCTACTTCTGTATTATCAATCTTTGCTAATTTGTTTTCTTCCATGACATAAAGATACGTTAATTTTTTAATTTATTAATGAGAATCCGTTATTATTATTTACTTCGAGTTCTCTAATCTTGCCTATACTTAGATCACTTGCCAGCCAGCTTTGTCCGGTTGTTCCAAACCTGGTCTTAATCCAAGATAAATGCAGTACCGGCAAATATCGTTCCTCATGGGCTATTATGGTGGGTAACTCTAAAAGACCGTATTTTCCTATTCCCAAATAGGATGGACAGTATAATAGAGCCACATAATCCGCACCCTGATAGATCATACCGCCCATGTAAATATCAGATTTAACAGGAAACTGTAGTTCTTTTACAGTCCTTCTCTTAATATCTTCTATTTCATTATTGAATTGCCCAAGATTGATGGTCATTAACTTATCATCGAGTTCTTCTTTCAAAGCTATTTGCTCTTTAATAAGCTCATTTTGTAACTCTAGATCATTCTTTTCATCATAGCGACTTACTAATAAAGTATGATCTAAAGTTGCTATTATTTTGTAAGGTTTTGGACCTCCTATTTTCTCAATTTGATTAGCTACGTCAATTAGTGTGTTTCGTATCTGCATCCGGTTCATTCTTCCTTTTGTTGTTATAACTCTGTCATTTCGTGTTTTAATATAAGCTTCTCCTATTTTGGAGAAAATCTTAATTTCTTCGTCTGTTAGTCTGTTGTATATATTTGGTTTACTAATTACATTAGCACTCATAAGATAATCAAAGGAGTATCCTCCGATCGTACAGATAGTTCTAATGTATTCATGAGTTCCAGCCATTTCTAAGCTAAAACTTACAATAATCGGTATAAAATTTAGATTAGCATTTAAAGCAGGTCTGTAAAGAGTATTACCAACTTCTTTAAATTCTCCTTTTGTTGTTAAATGAAGTATTAATTCATCACTAATTCCATCCATACTTATAACCATATCTTCAGTATCAGTAAAGTCGGTTTTAAGCATATTAAGAATAAACGATTTACCAGCACCAGAAGCTCCAGCTAAGAAATAAATATTCTTAAATCTAAAAGCTTTAAGAACTGCTCTATTAACAGTATCCCAACGACAAATTAAGCCGCCAGTACTATTTCTAGCTTCCTCTAGTTCCCTAATTGCAGCATTATGGTCGTTTTCTAAAGTTGTAAAGATCATTTGTTAATCATTTGATTAAAGTTAATAGTAGAAGGATCACTAGTATCTTTAAGTCTCATCTCTCTTATAGATTTATAAAAGTGACTAGACAAATAGTTAGTAATCTTCATATTAATTAAGTTATGTGCGATACCATACTTTAGATCAGCAAGCATTTCATTATGCTCACTAACGCTATTAGCTATCATAGTCACATAATCTTTTTTAATCTCCTGCCTATTACCAGATATTAACGGAATGTTAATATTGTTAATTCTAGTAAATGCAGGATAATTACAAATGAACTCTTCACCTAAATCCATATTAGAGAAATGATTAGCAAACTTAGGCGTAACAGTATAACCTGCTGCTCCGCCTTTTTGTAACCAACCTCTCTGCACAAGCGAAGCTTTTTCAGCCTCGGTAATCATAATTCGTTTGCCATCTATATCTTTACCAAAATGCTTAATATAAGCACCTAGTAAATCAAAATGGCTTGTGTCAATGTACTCGGCTAGGTATAACAAATACAAGAGAAGAAATTCCTCTTGTGTTATACCTAGCTTGATTAGAAACGGAATGTACTGTTTTACGTCTATCATAGTCCAAACTCAAATATTGGTTTATATTCATGAGCAACTTGCTCGATTTTACAAAAATAAACGTTAGCTCTATTGGTATCCTTTAAAGATCTTTGAAGAGCAAACTCTTCTAAAGTATTTCTACAATAAAGATATACAATTAGCGCCTTTTCTTTAGCACCTTTCCGTGTAGTTCTTCCTTTCCGTTGAATTAACTTATTAGGCGAAGAAGCCGCACCATTAATAATAGCTATTTCAATTTCAGGATCGTCGTGACCTTTGTTAAGAGCTTCCGAAGTGTTTAACCAACTAACTTCATTGTTAAAGTGATGTACTAACGTTAAAGCTCTTAGTGTAGCAGAACCATGCTTCTTAATAACACCTTTCTTAGTAGTATCGAATTTCTCTCCCTTTAATAATGATAGATTGTTATTAGCATCTCGATACAACGGTCTTGAAGGTAGATTAGAATGATAAGATAACGCTATAAGCTTATTAGCTCTTTCATTGACAGTTTGCGTTATCCTGTCGCTGTAATCCGTGTTGTTACTGAATGTAATAAACTTCTTATCCTTATATTTATCATACAAGTATAAGATTTTATCCATCTTGTCCTCTGCATTGTTTAGTAACTTTTTTCTACTTTGAATAGCTTTGTTTAGCTCTTTAGCATAACCAAGAACCTTATTAGGATTCCAGTTATCATCAGCAACTCTAGCCATTTCAAGGTACTCATTACTAAACTCTTGAGGATTTCGTAAAGCGTATGGATATTTTGCATTCCATCCGTTATGACAAGCCCACTGAAAACAACATTCATAAGCTGAAATAACTTCGCCATCTTCAGTTTTAGCACCTCCTAGGCAATCGTAAGCATTCTTAAGATTACCATTAAACTTCTGTAAATAATTATCTACAGTTGTCGATAGTTCATCGTAAACTGCTCGTTCTTCTAACGTAAGATCAATCGAAACACAAAATATATTGTAAGGCGTTATCCAATTATTTTCCAAAGCCTCACTCTCAAGTATCTCGTCTATTACAGGGAACTTTGCTAGAAATTCCTTATCTCTCTTTTGAGTATCTGTTGGATAAGCAGATAACCAAACTAGAAATCTAAACTTTATTGCATTGCCATTCCAAAGTTCCTGTCTACGTAAAGAATAAAATTCATCAACTTCGTCTAGTACAAGTAGATCACAAGAATCGTATATGTTATTTACGACAAAGTTTTGCGCTGTATCAATTCTAAAATTAGCTGTAGATTCAGGTAAAAAGTCATTAACTCCCTTGATCCAAGCTTCTTTTAGATTTGTTGTAGTAATTAACACTATAATCCTGATATTAGGATTTTTAACAAGCATAGGCTTACAGATGTAATTGAGTACAGTAAAAGTTTTGCCAAATCCTGTAGGATAGACAAGACCTCCACGACCTCCAGCTTTATTCCAAGACATTGCACCTTCTTGCTGTCTTTTAGCTTTTGTTTCGTCTAGTATCATATCGAAGTTTATTTTGAATGATAGTATCACCTTGATCTTCTGCTATAATAATTATATTAGGTTCTTCTCTAACTAAATCTTGATTCCATCCTTGATCCATACAAATAGATATAATTTCTTCGCCAGTAAGAGAAGCTACCGCAGTTAAACCTTCTTTTGCATTTTCAGCTGAAATAACAAAAGAACTCGATCTTTCGATTAGTACCTTTTGTCTAATTGTTATTTTTACTTTTTCCATTTTTTATCAAGAACCGCTTCGGCTCCCATTTTATAATGTTTTAAATAAAGGTTCGCTGTTTCACACATGATATAAGTAACTAATTCCGCAAAGTTAAATCTACCAAATTGCTTAGTTAGTTCTTTATCGTTAACTTGCACTACTAGCTCGTCGTGCACTTGAAGTATCAACTTAGCGTCTATGTTATTTAGCTTGAATGTCTTATATAAACGTACCATAGCTTCTTTAATCATTGAAGCTTGTGTACCTTGAATAAGACAGTTTCTGGCTGTTCCTTCAACGTCAGTTTTATCACCATCTTTCAACTTGTATTCTCCTCTCTTATGCATAATGATAGGTGGAAACAGAATTATTTCTTTAGTCCTATCATTAAGAGTAAGATAACCTTGCTCTAAAGCTAATTCGGCTTGAGATTCAACAAACCTAAAACTATCAGGAATAGTTTTCTTCATAGTATTTATTACTATGTAGCCTTCATCCTTATTAATCTTTAACGTCTTAGCGCATTTATTAGGAAACATACCATACAATGCACCAAACGTTATTGGTTTGAAGTCTGTTCGCATATCTTTATTAGTCTTTTTATCTATTATAAAAGACTCATAATGATTGTAATAATGCGCACCATAAGTATTTGCTTTAATAAGCAAATGCGCTCTAGGATTATCAAGTTGATCTTCAAATTCGTAATGATTTCTCCATACTCCTGCTACTAATCCTGCTCTATAAAGATAAATATTACGCCAACAAGTTTGAGCAATAGGGCTATGAGCATCATCATTAATAACTGCCCATTGATACAGTTGTTCATCGTGTGCTTTATCGCAGATAATAGTAACTTCCGCTCCTGATAAATCTACAGTTAATAAGCTGTAACCTTCCGGAGCGATAACCATATCTCTATAGCGGCTTTCTCTTGGAATATTTTGACTGTTGATTTTATCTTTCTGATTCTTACCTCCTCCAGATTGAAATCTTCCAGTCTTAGCATTTTCAGTTCGATATAAAGTATGCAGTTTACCTGTATGCTTGTTAAGTTTTTCAAGTAAAGCTAGACCATAAGTAGATTCAAACTTTTCAAAACGACGATAAGCTATTAATTTCTTATAAATGTCAATACCTTCAATGTTAGGATTTTCTACAACCATCAGTTCAAGTTCTTTCTTATTGGTTGTAAATTTGCCATTCTTAGAAATTAACTTATTGTCTTTATCGTACTTAGGAACACTATATTGAGTACCTCTTTCAGTAACCATTGGTAAAGGCAAACCTATATGCGCAAACAGCTTAGTTATAGCTGTCGAACTATTAAGGTTAACCATTCCACTATTTACTTTCTTAGGTCTTTTCAAATCTTTGTTAGATATAGCTTCGCCAAATAAACCTAGTTGAGTAGGCATAGATGTAAAAGTTCTATTAACTTTCAATATAGGATTAATAGCATTTAGTTCAGATTTACTTAAATGTACTCTAGCATATTCTCTAACAGCCACGTCAAAAGCATTTGCTACCTCATGTTTTTGTTGTTTAAGATACTGATCATTAGCTTCAACTTGTTTTAAGTTAATAGTCAAACCTTCATTCTCCATATCTCCGACAACTCTAATCAATTCAAATCCTATCTTTTCTAAATAGAACTTAAAGTTGTTTAGAATTGGTTCTTGGGCTTTCATTAACGGTAATAAATACCGTATATCATTGAAAAGATAATCAATATGTCTTTTTTGAGGTATAAAGTTATTAGGATCGACTCCTATAAACTCTTTTCTATCATCTTTAGATAACGTTACTTTAGGGTAATATCTATGTACAATAGCAGCTAAGTTCATAGGTAAACCAAATTCGCTAGAATCTCCTATTTGCATACCTTGATAAGCTTTTTGTTCAGCTATCATGATATCATAGAAAGTTCCAAAAGAAAACCCAAGCAAAGCTAATATACTGTAGTCATATTTGAGATTATGCCCGACTATTTTGTTATTAGCAAAATCAAAATTATTGGGATTAATAAACTCTCTGTCTATTACTATGTAATCAGTATTACTAGAAAGTCCTAATAACAATATATCAGATCTAGAATCTAAACCGTTAGCTTCAATATCTAATCCGACTGTTTTATTAGCCGCTAGAAACTTTTGCACAATAGTAATATCTTCTGTACAGGTAGTTCCTTCCCAATTATGTTTACGTCTAGTGATATAATGTTGCATAGTAAGATATTAAAAAGGGATGCCACTTTATAGTGGCATCCCCTATATTAAACAAACATGAAATGGAAACATTAGGCGAATATCAACGGATTGTCAATAGTTTCTTGAACGATTTTAGCTTTTGTTTCAAGTCCTTTCAACTCTCCGCGTTTAGCTGCAAGTTTGTCAAGAATTTCTTGACGAGTAAAGCCAGGGTCATTACTATTTTCAGCATCATTTTTAAGATTAACTAAGTTAGTAATTGCAGCTTGCAGTACTTTGCGTCTTTCATCTAAAGAGGTACGAGTAGCCAAAGCTTCTTTGTAGATATTAGCTTTTTTAGCTTGATACTCTACATAGGCAGATTTACGCATCGCCATAACTTTAACGTTACCGTATTCAAGAGACTTCTTTGCAAGCTCAACGGATCTTCTGTTCTTATATTCAACAGGCTGTACTGTACAAGTACGACCATTACGAATAATAAGAATGAAGTTATCCTGGTCAGTATCAGTTGCAACATCAATTTTGGTATTAGCAACAGAACGTTGTTTAGCTACCTTAGCTTTAGCAACCTTTTCAACTTTTTTAGCATTTTGTTTTGCTTGGCTCATTTCTAATTTAATTTTAGCAGTGAATAATAGACAAATTTAGGTTTTTCTTCTATCGGAAGATCTTTAGTTTCCGGTGTATCAGGTAAAAGCTTTTGCCTAGCATTAATGCCAGCGTAATCTCTGCCTTTACTTGAATGGAATATTGGAGCATTTGTACCTTTGGCAGTCATAAGACCTTTCTGAATCAGTAGCATACGGTTGTTCATAAGCTGTCTAACATTTTTAATAGCTCGCTTAACCTTAGCTTTAGGTACATAATTCCAGGTTACTAACCCCATAGCTTCTTGTGCTAATGGAATAGTATCGTTGGTAGCTTTGAAAAACTGGATGTTACCAGATTCCAGATGTTTAACTCTGATGTAACTCATGTCTACAATTTATTTAAAAGATGAATAGATAGTTATTGATAACTGCACTTGCAGTTTGGTCCGTAATTCCAATACAAGTCTTTTTCAACTTGATTAGGTGTTTGATCTGTGTATCTATTAATATAAATGATTTCATCATTGTAATTAATAACACAATGAACAATGCGGTATTCTTTTTGGCATCCGCAAATCAGTAATAAAAGAAACAGTAATAAAGTTTTCATAATAAATAATAAATTTAATGATAAATGGTACTTCTGACAGGACTCGAACCTGTAACCTACGCTTTAGAGGAACGTCGCTCTATCCAATTGAGCTACAGAAGTTTAAAAGTGCCTCCTATTGGAGGGAAGTCGGAGACACTCAAAAATAAATAAAATAAACATGAAAAATATCTACTCTTGTACTTCTTTATCTTCTCCTAGTAGCCATCCAATACTTAGTACAATTGCTAGCATAAATATATCGGATAGTTGTTGGTGAAACTGATGAAAAAACAGTATCAGTATGCCCACGATACACGTTACAGCTTTCATCATAGTAAAGAGCGTCTTAGTTTTAAACCATTAGGATCAGTCCAGTAACCTCCTTCTTGGAAAGCTCTTAACCAATCCTTGTGTTTGATATACCGTTTAATATAACGGTTAGCAGTCATAACTTTACCCCAATCATCAGCAGCTTCCAACAAGTTCGCATACTGTTTATACTTAGCATTTTTCCTTATCCCTCCTGTATTGTTATAACGATGAAAGACTTTAGAAGTACCATGAGCAGTTTCTGCAATAAAACATACTCTGGAAATACTTGTAGGAATACCATACTTAAGATAAATGTATTCAAAGATGATACTTGCATTAGCTACAGCTAAGGCTTTGCGATTACGATCTTTAGTTAGATCAATATCGGCACGCCCATAATTTCTGTATAGATCAGCAGCAGTCATAGATTTCAATTGTTGAGCAATCGAAGGCGCTTCCCAATCTTTACTATAAGTTACAACTGCTGTTGACTTACTATTTGAAAGAAAGATCGGAAACATTAACAGTAAAATAAAGATTAACCTCTTCATTATAATTTGTTTTAGTGAAAAAATGAAACAAATGTACGGAAACTCTATATACTATTCCTACATGAGCAGGTATATTTTGTCTTTCGCTCTACTTGTTGCTACGTATAGCAGCTTCCAGTATAGTAGATTAGCTAAGAAAGAACGAGGATCGTAAGATAGAACTTTTCTAATATCAGTAACGTCAACAAATACATCATTGAAAGTACTACCTTGACTCTTATGTGTAGTTATTGAGAAAGCATAATCCAAGTCCTTCTTAGGAAGGTTACGTGCTTCCACAAAATCTCCATTAGATAACGTTACTCCATTAGGATATTTCTTTTTAAAATCTACAAGAGTAAGATACCGATTTCTCCATTCCATAAAAGGTTTCCATTTCTGCCCGTTAAATCGAGCTTCTCTATGAAACTTTTCATGTACCATAAGGAACGTATCATAATTATCTTCATGAACAATTAAAAGGTGTGGAGTATATTGCATTGTAGTAATATCCTGCATCTGGACTTTATAGCAATGAATACTGTCGTGAATAACTTCTCCTTTTGTAACTACCATATAGTCTGCACTATTAATAATTAATGGCAGCCTACCTTCAGATAATGTAGTGTAACTCATAAGTACGTCACCAATTTCAATAGCTTCATTGCTATTAGGAAATTTGTATTTGCGAAGGTATTCGTTATAATGACCTACACGATCATTCGTATAAGCTAAAATACGACTATTTTCGTCTGTAAGAAATTGAGCTTCCAGCAACTTTGCGACAGTTTCACGATCTTCTTTGTCAACAATTTCGTAACCTTTATTGCCTACAGATATAGAACCTATAGCTAAGAGTTGCTCGAAATAGGTATCGCCAGTATAATCAAAATCAGTAAGATACTTGGGAGCAATTTCTCCAAAATCTGTCCTAATTTGTTGAACAGCTGCATAATCTCTGAATAGCATAGCAATTTTTAATCGGATTGCTAACAACAATAACATAGATGGATTATCCACACCTTGCCTTACTACCTCAATCAGACGACTAGTATTTTCAAGATCAAAGACAGGAGAGTATGCTACTTCTTCTTTAGGATTCTTACTAATAGGTGGAAGTTGATAATCATCCCCAACAAATAGTATCTTAGTTTTAGCACCAGTAGCTTCTCTGATAATAAGATCTAAAAGATCTTTATTAATCATAGAAGTTTCATCAATGATAACCAGTCGATATTCATCAATCTTAGGCGAAGCTATTTGTCTAAATTGAGGATTACGAGGATCGAAATCTTCAACATTAACGTCTTTACGTAATCCTAATAAAGCTTGTATCGTTAATGCTTGTAAACCTGTAGCGTGTCCTAAAACAGCTTTGGCTTTATGTGTTGGCGCTGATATGCAAAGATTATTCAACTGCTTAACAGATTTGATAATCTGTTTTACAGTTGTAGTTTTACCTGTACCTGCTGCACCTCTAAGTACATAGAATAACTCTTCACTATTCGACCAAGCAGCTATGTTAATAATAGCGTCTGCTTGTTCCGCATTCGGAACAATATCCTGATAAGGATTCATATATTATCGTAATTTAGTGCTGCTATAATTGCAGCTATGTGATTGTTAATGATTGTATCTTTTCGTTCTTCAATGCAAATATATGGTATTTCGTCTACATTGAGAAAAAGCCAACCCTTAGCGGGCTGGTCTTCTTGGTTAATTATAGTAGGCCAAACAGTATAACCATTTGGTGTAGCTGCGATAGCTAGATTCCTGAACTGAAGATAGTGTATAAATACACCTATCATCATTTCATCTCTTATGAAAGTAAATGAGGCTAAAGGAATATCGCTATACATAGTAGTAAGAAAACTTGCAAAAGCTTCTCTACTTTTTGGTAGTTTTCCTAGATGGCTTAGTAGTAACATCGAAAATAGCTGGTATTGGTAAACTCCAATCAAGTTTTACTGTTATAAATATTTCATACAACAGTTCTAATGGAGTAGAATTTTGATTATATTTTTGCTCAATAAACCATTCTTCTAAAAGCTTTAGTTTTCTTTTAGCTTTAACTAAATCATATTTAGTAGCTTTGTCTTCAACTGCTGCAAGTCTATTGTCTATTATTCCTTTTTCAACAAGAGCTTCGGTAACTTGTTTAGCTAATTCAAACATTTGCGAATGATTTTGTTTTATAATATCAACTTGTTGTGAAACTCTATCTTCGGCAAGATCTAGTCTAACTCGCATTGCTTGAATAGCTTGTTCAGCATTCTCTTCATAATTGGCAATATAAATGTTACGTTTTTGCAGAACTTCTTCGACACTCTCTTTTTCTAGCTTAAGTAGCTCATTAGTGAAATTGGCTATACGCAGTTTGCTGGATAACCTTACCATTAGTAATATTGTAAGTATAAAAGCTAATGATAAGATTACTATTAATGTAGATTCAATCATTTTTATTAGTATTATTAGCTCCCTATAGAGATAAGGTGACTATAAGTAAATTAATAGATTAGTAACGGCCCGTCCTTATCTCTACAGGGAACTAAACATAATTACATATAGTAGAATTAATCATAGAATTAGTAGTAAAAGAATTACTAAGACTATATAATTTCTATATATAATTACGTTTAGTACCGCAGGAGTGTGCGCACGTGTAATACGATAAAATTATCAAATTTCCTAACGATCGAATTTTTTAAACATTGTTATATCTAACTTCTGCTTATAAATTAGCTTATTCAATTCAATAACTTTAATCTCTGTTTCGATATGTCTGGCAGTTTTAACTAAGAATGTATAACCTTCAATAGGCTTGGTTTTAAGAACTATATACTTATCTCCAAAAGAAGTAAGTAATTGCAATTCTTGATACCTTATCTTATCAGGTTTAATACTTATCTTAGTTCGTTTCTCAATTACTAAGGATAGAATAGTACTGATAGTAACATGAAGACTATCAGCACCTATTCCTCCTAAGTGGTTGGCAGCTAAATCCCAAGTCATAGTTTCTTCTTTTTAGAAAAGAAATCAGATATGGGTTTTCTTTCTTTAAAAGGTGGATCAACAATAATGCCTCCTTTAGCTAGTATAGCTTCCTCTTCTTTTGTAAGTTGCACTGTTGTAGGAACGCTAGAATCAAGAGCAGGAAACATAATATCAATTTGCCGTAGTTCACTTACAATCTTAAAGGTTTCAACAGGATTTTGTCCTATTGTTTGTTCAAGATTATCTATGAGCTTTGTTTTAGCTTTATTAGCTGTCGGATAGTCAATATTTTTGACTTTTTTATCTCCAAATAAATCAAAAAGACTCATGGCTTTAGTTATTTTAATTGATTATACAATTGTTTCCACTCTGCGATTTTATTCGATCTTGCATCAGGTTCGTCAGATGTAAATAAAGCTAAATGCGGAAGATGCGCAGCTCCTATTGGAATATCTATTACCTTTTTTACATTAAACCGTTCTTCAATTAATCCATGCATCATGTATAGCTGCCTTTCTGCATCATAGATTTCTCCTGACCTTAAACTATTAATAGCGTATTCAAAACGAGAAATAACATCTAATTCTTTATCTACGCTTGTTAATATATGCAATCCATGAGTACCTATATTACGAAAAAATGAAGTAGGATTGTCTTGTAATAAGCTAGTTTCAAAATCTTCCTTATCTATATCCAAAAGATTTAATAAAGCGTTAGTTGCAGCACATCCAATACATTGTCGAGTTTCGTCTATAGCTAGGTAATATTTAAGATTTTCCTTAATCTTAGGCTTTTGCAAGCCTATAAGCATCCAGTAAATCAGTTGCTTAAGAGTTCTTATACTCCGTAGCTTTTTGATCAATTTAGTTTGTGGTAACTTCTGCATTGTCAAATTTGATTAAATCGTTATATAATTTTTTCCAATTCTCAATCGCTTGCTGTTTGTAATAGTAGTCAGTAGTATCAGCATCTACACCATAGAAACTAAGAGGTTCGTATCCGAGAAAATGTACGTGATCTGGCATATAGCTTTCTTCTGAAAATGTAGACTTTATAGCAAAGTGTTTATCAATTATTTCGTGCATTTCTTTTAAATAAATAAAAGCTATTTGCCATTGTGTAGAACGTAAAGAATCTATACAAAGCTCAAACTTACTTATAGCCTTACTAGTAGCTAAATCGTATCCAAGAACATGAGTAAATTGATATATAGTATTTCCTATAGTATCTAAATCTGCTCTACATTTCATAACTCGGTTAGTAAACTTCTTTTTACTTGTCTCTGTAATTGCTAGCATAGCATTAGTAGCGGCACAACCATAGCATTCATCTCTTTGAATACTAAAGAATGTTGCAAATTCTAAGTTAATCGTAGGGTTATTAATTCCCTGAAGCATCCAATAAATCAGATGCTGCAACTTAGTTATAGCTGCAAGCTTTTTGATAAGCTTATTTGGTCTTTTCTTTTTCATCTGTTTGATTATTGTAAAGTGAATTGTAAATATTTTGCCATTTCTCTATTATAGCTGAATCAGCTGAGCCTAACCAAAGGTCTTGTTCAGCAAACTTATCAATTTCAGCTTGGCTATCTGCGATTAGCTTTAATGGTAAACCATATATATTTGCTATGCTATTGTGCATACATTGTAAATACATTAAGGCGCTCTCATATCTAGTAGCTATTAAAGAATCAATTGCAACTTCAAATCTATCTACTATTGTAAAACTAGATTCGATGGCTGTAGCAATCATTAAGGTTTCTTCATAACTAGGAACTCTTCTTGACGCATTTACTAAATTAGTAAATTGCTCTTTGTTACATAAATGTAATAGAGCGTTAGTCGCAGCGCAGCCAACACATTCGCCATTTATATTAGCTAGAAAAGTGCGCATCTTAACTTTAATCTTAGGCTTTGTTAAACCAAGAAGCATAATGGCAACCATAGCCTGAAAGCTATCTATTTTGTATAGCTTCCTAATTAACATTGGAACTTTCTTTTTCATTGCTTATTTATTTAATTGTTTTAATTGTTTACTTAAAGCTTTCCAAGCGTGAATACGACTCTCGTAATTAGCTGTACTTAAATGGTAGTAATCATTCGATAACTTATCTAAAATATCATCGGAAACAGTTATTCTTTTCAATTTGACTTTCCTAGTTTCATAAACATTGATAATCTCTTGATGCATATGAAATAGATAAGCCGAACTTTGAGAAAAATCCCCTATCCTAAGCGCATTGACGGCGTATTCAAAATACGTTATGACTTTAGTATTTGCATCTACAACTGAAGCTAGATGATGGAAGTCATCAGTTCCACTTATATTACGCATATATGAATTAACTTCTTCTTTGGTATAATCAGTTAATTCAAAAAGAGTATTAGTTGCAGCACATCCAACACACATATTGTCATAAAAGGCGCAGTAAACTCCCATATCTACAGCTAGCTTTGGGTTTTCTAAACCTTTTATCATTATGTCAATAAGCTGTGGTATAGTTCTTATCTTTCGCAACTTTACTATTATCGGCGGTAATGCAGATTTCATTGCTTAACGTTTTTTACTTTAATAAAAGATAGATTATTGTCTTCAATAAGCGGTTTTAATGCTTCCGGTATATCTTGTGTACCATAAGCATAGTAAAGATTATCAGTGACTGGAACTCGTTTCTTCAATTCAGAAACTAATGCTTTAAGATCAGTTATTTCAGCTTTTAAAAGCATTACTTCTTTATCGTGATCTGCAATTGCTATGTCAAGTAGCTTGTGGGCATCAGTTACTATACTTTGCAGTAGGCGTATCTTAGCTTTAAGACTGGTCATTATTTGCTTCTGTATCTCTTGCTTACGAGCAAATAAGATTCTAAGATAATCCAGTTTTTTCTCCGCTTCTAATAGCTTGGTGTAAGCTATGTTGAAGTTGTGGATGTACTGGATTAGTAATTTACTTTTTTTCATGATAGAAGATTATAGTATTATTAATAATAAAGAAGGTTGGGTTTTGAGAGGGGATAGGGATTGATAAGGATGAGAATAAAATTTGAGGGAAGGGAATTAGAAGATATATTAATAATGAGATTGATAGAGTGGAGATTAATTGGAAAATAAGGTGTCGTAGAACCTGGCGCGCAAGCGCCAATCGCTCCACGAACACCTTTCACCAACTATAATCAACTCCTTTTCTCTTTAATAACTCTTCATTAAGCTAAATATCCCCCAAGCGGGCAATATCATCGCAATCACTAGCCATATCCAACCAATAGTTATACCTATATCACAAAGCTTAATCAATTTTGTACTCTGTAATTCAATTCGGTTTGGATACTTGTTCTTGTCCATTATCAACTTTAATTTGAAGTTCGCTAATAGACAAATCAATAACACCGGTAATCCTATATTCAGGACTAATGGCATTATGCTAATTTCGAGCATCATTTTTTCTTCTTGGGTTTAAAATATTCAACAGCATACCTGGCAGCAAGGCGAAGTCTTTCTCGCTTCGCTCCCTTGTTTACACCGAATTTAGCATCTAAATATGCTATTTTTTCAATAGTCGTCATGGCATCGTATGCCTCTTGACGCTCTTGTGCTTCTCTGAACCTTTGCTCTCTGCTTTTCATAACCTGAGTTTTAATTAATTAATAATATAAGTGTAATGACGAACTCTAGTCTCGCCGGCTTCGCCGCCTCGAACTAAAGCGCAAAAGAAAGCCCAAGTGCGCGAGCACTTGAGCCTTCTCTCTTCATCCTAAATCCGCTATTTCTTGCCTTTCTTCGCCAATGCAAGCTGGGCTTCCAACGCCGCTACAGCGTCGATAACTTCAGCAGGCTCTTCGGGCGCAACTTCGATGTTCTCTTCGATATGTTCATCGGCACCGAAGATGTCCGGTACTTTCGTATCCACTGTCGGTGGCACAACGACTGTTGCTGCTTTTACCGGCTGACGACGAGCTTCCCGACGCTCTTTCGCAATGGCAAGGCGATCTTCTTTGATAACCTCCATCGTGATCTCATGCAACTCTTCTTTGACTTCCGGAGAAAGTTCAAAAGATTCGTTACCAGACCGATAGTGAGGTATCGTGTATTCGCCAACTACTCCGTCACGGGTAGTGTAAGTGTCACCTGGCGTAATAGGCCAAATATCCATGCTAAGATAAATGGCACCAACACTGGAACTCAAAAGTGACTTGAGATCGTAGATACTAAGATCCACGTTATCGCAAAGAGTATCCAGATAACCAGGCGCAAAAGTAAACGTCGTTGCAGTCGTTGGGTGACCCTTGCCGGTAGTCACGACAGCAAGCCTGCCTGTAGTCCTGTTAGGTATCGTATTAATCCGGCTAATAGCCATTTTAATACGCTTAACTCCCGTAGGATTAGCAGCTTGAAATGCGGCTACTTCTTTAGCCCAATTAGCAAGATACAGCTCTTTTTGAGCGGCTGATAATTGCTCATACTGGTCTTTAGACAAAATCTGAAACATAATAATAGAATTGAAATATGAAAGAATATGAAAATGTCAACTATCAGTAGGTTGTTTTCTATCGTGGTCGGTGTAATAAAAGCAATCCCCAACCGCTGCAGCAGTTGAGGATGCTTTCGCTACTACTGTTAGGTGGCCAATCCTAACTATTTCGCATCTAATAGCCGGCAACATAAGCCGGCAGGCATTGCCCTCGCTATCGCCGGCAAATCGGAACACTAGTCCGGACGGCACCATGATCGCTGCGAGGGCTTAATTGGATGCTAATTCTTTATAGCCATCCAAATATCAGTAGGTTGTTTCTTATTATGGTAAAGGATGGAGTAATGCAATCCTCTTTCGGACTGCATTACTCTAGGACTATACGTCTGGATGCCCAAAGTCCTCAATAGTGGAACGGCTTATCTGCGTATTAGGTTTAGGGAACAGCTTTCTGCGGAGCTCTTGCAGCCCCTTAAGCTGCTGCTTATATTCCCGTATTTTGGCAGCATGCCCGCCAATAGTCAGAAGATCAAGTTCTTTGGTAGCTACGATGGCTTCCAGTTCCTTCATCTCCATTAAAGCGATATTTGCTTTGCAGGTTGCAATATTGGCATTAATACGGGCAATAGCCAATTTAGCAGCGGCTTTGGCAACCATGTCACCGCTGTTTTTCAATAAGAATTCGTAATCCATTGTAATAGATTTAGAAGATGAGTTAATATAATGAACTGTATTCAGTAGGTTGTTTCTGCTCTTCAAGCAGTATTGCAAGCAACCTAGTAAGGCTACTTGCAACTTGCGGAGTATCATTGTTCGTTGCCGCAAGGGCAACTGTAAATCCATGCACCATCATAATCATTTCTATGATTAAGATTAGTGCATTCGTGTCTCATTGCTGTAATCACCTCAATACCATATTGGTAATCAGGATGGTTACAACCATGTCCATCGCATTCGCATATCTCTTCGCAAACGCCATTTAATGCTGGATGGCATTCGTGATCAGTAGCTTCTGCTGCATAAGCAGCTTCTGCACGAAGATGCTGCCAATCCTCATACAGTGTAGTATTGACAATAATAACCCAAAGCAGCATGGTAATACCAGTTGCAATACACATCGCTCCAAAAATCATGCCTACAATACGTTCCATAATAATAGCTATATTAGTTTGTTATTGCATTATTGCAAAAATCAGCCCTTGCCGTAGCAAAGACTGATTCATGAAACAAACTATATCTTAAATGTGACCTTGATCTGCAAGTTCATTTACAATTATTCCCCAAAAGGCTCCTGCTACAACAAACATTATAAACCATACCAATGCTATTGCGTCATTTACTCCACGCTCCATTCCGAACATAAAGATAACGAGGTTTGATAATGCTGCCCATAATCCAAAAAACAGAAAAGGTAATAATAGAATAATGATGATCTTTTTCATAAGAATGAAGTTTACGATGATGAACGATAACATAGCAGCAATCAGTAGGTTGTTTAATATACTAAATGAGTAACGGTATTGCTACCGTTACTCTACAATGCAGGAATACTGCAAGGTGATATTAATATACATACATAACCAAGATCTTTAGATAACGAACACACGATTCGTTACCATTCTTGGTTTACAAAACCATACAAGATACTATGATAAAAGGAAGAGCAACCTTAGCAGCATTGCACTGTTCAAGCTGCTCTCCTTTGTTCATCATAGTATGTTTAGCAATCTAATACAATCGCCTGTGGGCAATTCTGCGGCTTTAAGGCGGGGGTACTTCGATCGCTCAATAATCAGTGGGGGGCTTTGATTACGGTGGGTCACACCTATCTGTCAATAGCATATTTCAAAAATTTTTACTATAATTTTCTCTACACCTATATATAAAGGCGTACTTCGCCCATCCGCTTATTTTACTACTCCAAAATAAATTAGCTTTACTTATTGCGTAGTAAATAATATTGCTGTATCTTTGTATCAAATTTAAAGAAAGCGCATGATCTTAGATAAAGTTAAAGAAGATGCTATCAATGAAGTGTATCACGAACTGCAAGATACAGGAGTTGACATTGATATTGACATTATAAAAACAGTTTTAGGAGTAACTAATGTTTACTATAAGCAAGCAATGGAGAGTAAACAACCTAAAGTAGTTATTCCTTATATTGGTAGTTTTAACTACAATCATGTTAAGGTAAAGAGGTTAGAGAGTAAAGGGGTTAATGCTGACAATGATTTTCCTGCTATTGAAAATGCTGTATCTCACTTTATGCAAATGAGTGCAGAAGAAAAAATAGAACTTAAAAAGAAACAAAGAGCTTTAACGAATAAATGGAATAAAGTTAAAGCTGCTTATAAAACCGGTGGAACTAATAGACAAGATAGTGATTAATAACCAATAACTTTTACAGCTATGAATAGGAATATGATTAATTTAGATTATTTGATTACAATGTATTATCAAGCACAATTTAAAATCTTGACAAAGGGTACGGTAGTTAATGCCGAAGATGCGGTTAATTATGTAAATAATTGCCGTAAAAATGGTATCCAAGATTTTAACATTGCTAATAACATTGCAGTTAATGCAAATGGTAATTTTACTAAATTAGTTGCTCTATGATTAGCAGTAGGTTATTTTATTTAGATAGAGAAACAGGAGACGTTATTATTGATGATAATTATGTAAAGACCGTTCCAGAGTTCAATGCACTTTACAAAAGGAAAAAGGAACAAGGAATGAAAGAGTTGAAATTTGTTTTTTTCATGGCAGATTGGACTGCTGCAAATTATCTAAGAGATTATGATGATAAGCAGCGGTCTAATTTAGCTTTGAAAGATAGCAAATTGTCTAATGATTGGACTCCTGATGCAGCTGTTGGTAAGGCTATTACTAAGTATATAAATATTCAAATTGAGTATTCAGGTACTATTAAGATGCTAATTACTTTACGCAGAGCAATTATGTCTAAAGCAGAAGCTGTTGATTTATTAGATAGGCAGAATAAAAGACTACTTAGCAGGATTGAACAGTTGATGACGGAAGACACGATGGGATATAACGTTGCAGAATTAGCTACTATTGATGAAGCTATTGCAGCAGCTAATGAAAAGTTTGTTAATAATAGTAAAACAATAACAACGCTTACTACTGATTATGAAAGAGGTATTAAGCTTGTCAATGATCTTGAGACTAAGGTTAAAGAAGAAACAGAAGCCATGCTCGAGATTACAGGGAAGAGAAAACTAGGTAATAGAGAATTGCCTACCGAACGAGCTTGGGCTAAAATGATATAGCAAATATAAACAATTTCAATTCACTTTTAAATTTAATCTTATGGTAGTTTTTAATAGCCTACAAGTAGATGAAATTAAGTCTTTTCAAGATTCATTTCCTACTGATACTGTTTTCATTAAAGAAACAGTCACGAAGTCTTATCACATTCCGCTTATTTTAGCTAGAATGATTGGCTTTGAAAAACAACTAATCGAAACTGTAACCGTTGAAGAATTTTATAATTATCGTATTGAAGAAGTAGGTAATCGTGATAGAGAACTTGCTTTTGTTGTACGACAAGTTAATAGCATTGATATACTCAATTGTTGCTATGTAGTACATTCAGTGTTCCATTACTTTCTCCCTATAGAAGATTGGCAAGAAGATATTAGTATTACTGGCAATGATGCTACAACTGATATTATTACTGCTGATTCTGGTTTTAATTTTCTTAAAGATCATCTTAATTTAAAACTAGCTAAAGATAAGAAAGACAATCTCTTACTTCTACAGGGAACGAACAAAATTAAAATCCAATTTGACGATGTTGTTCATCTTCAGAATTATCTTGCTTTAGCTAAATCCAATTTAACCAATGCTTGAAACTAGAGAAATAGCATTTGAACGTATAGGACATACTTATACCGATGAAACTAATCGACAATATATTTCTACTACTCAGCTTATTGGATTAGTTTCAGAAGATTATGATGACGATTATTGGGCTACTTATAGGGTACTTGATATGCTTGGGCATAGATTGAGACCTGTCAAAGGTACTGATCGTATAGCTATTCACGATAAGACTAAGAGAGAGTTTGTTGAATATAGCTACAGACAGCTTGCTATTATGTATAATATTAAGCAGCACGTTAGTATGATTCAGCAAGATTGGAAAGATACTACAATTGATTCTTGTGAATGGGGTTCTGCTAAGCACTCTTATCTTGAGGAATGTATTCTAAGGTTTACTAAGACGAAAGGAGTTACGTTTAATACTTTAGTTACAAATAATCAAGATTATCGTTATAAGATTGTTAGTATGGAGGAACTTGCAAATTCTCCTCTAAAGTTTTCTTATCCTGGTATTTATGAAATGCTTGGGCGTTCTATTGCTGCTGGTTGGACAATATTTGTAGAGAAACGTGTTTATCATCCTGATTATCTAGTAGCTGGTACAATTGACTTACTTCTTATTAAAGATAAAGACTTCGTTATTATAGATTGGAAAACTAATAAGAAACCTATTTATAATAAGACTGGCTATTACAAGAAAGCTTGGAATGCTAATAGAACTAAGAAAATAGAAACTGGAGAATGGGTTGATACTGATGATAGATTTAAACATCCTATTAATCATTTATTGTATAATAAGTTTAATATTTATTCGTTACAGCTTTCTATTTATAGTTATATTCTCGAAGCTTGGGGCTTTAATTATGCAGGTAATAAACTCGTACACTTACCGCCTTTAATGAAAGATGGTGAATTTATTAGAGATCAGAATGGTGCTAGACTTGAAGCTGCTCCTGTGTATCATACTATGAGTTACCTAAAGACAGAAGTTCAAACTTTATTTGATTGGCGTTTAAATTCAATTAGAGCGTGAGTACCGATAACAAAGATAATAAAGAAGTATCTCCTTCTGAATTGCTTATACAGTATATAGAAGCAGAGCATCATATAGCTTTTTATAAAAAGAAAGAAGCAGAACTATTTGAAGAACGAGGACTCGGTTGGATAGCACAATTTTGTCACGATGTTTCTACTAGTAACTTTCTAAAAGAAAATAATGATGACATTTCTACAGATATTTAACGAATACTTTAAGGATACAAGCAGTAATGATACGCATCCTGCTTGGGCAAGTGCTTGGAATAAGTATGTACTATGCGTTAAGATGAAACATCCTGCTTATGTTCAACCAATGCATATAGAGTTTCTTGAAGAGCCGATACCAGTTAAATATTTGACTAGAATGTATGAAGTAATAGCTATTAAAGATGCAGAAATAATATTACAACCTTTAGATGAAACAGGTTCTAAAATTGATGATACGTTTATAGCTGTACCTACTAATACTAATTTTGAAGGCTGGGTTATTAAAAATCGAATACCTAATTATTATAAAAATGAACATAACTGATATAGTTAAATGTAATCAAATTGAAAATTCTAAGTTAGTTATGCTAGGCATGAGCGATCCTATTGATTTAGAACAAGCTAAAGGCTATGGCGGTTTTCTTACTTTTGATGAAGGGAAATTTACTATGGAAATTGTTTTCATTGATTTTGGGAATAAAAGAGTTCCTAGAGAAAGAATCTTATCTATCATTAAATAAATGCATATACTATGAGTAGCTTTTGCAGTAAATATCCAAATTGTGGTTGTGCTTCTGATACGGAAGCAGATTGTCAAATATATAAAAGTCTTTCTGGGGATAGTTATAAAGAAGAGCCTAGAACGCATATAATTTGGGTAGGTAAAGTAATGTACGATGAATGGGAAAGAACTTGGGATACATATATGAATGAAGCTGGTATTCATTTAGTTTCTCTTAAAGCTAAAGTACAGCATCATAAGAAACCTGAATAAGTAATTAATTAATTAATCTAAATACGTAACGTTATGTCAAATCTTATTGGTAAAAGAGTCAAAGTACTTTCTATTAAGGAAAAGACCTTGAAAATTACGGGAGTTACTCCTGTTGGATTTAGCGGAGTTGCTTCTGCTTCTACCGAAATGAATAAGGTAGCTTTGCCTACAATTGGCTTTGTGTCTAAGGTAGGGCCAGGTGGTATCATTATGGAAATCATTCAGTTTCTCGAAGATGGTACCAAAATCTATTTGGAAGTAAAAGACTTTGTCGTAGTCTTTTATCCAAAGGTTAAAGAGTTTATTGATAAAATCATTAACTTTTTCGCTGGTATAGGCAAGTAAGAACTTTTAGAAGTGAATTTTGTGCAGCCGTTAGGAGTAACATCCTATACGGCTGTTTTGTTATATATAGTTATGAATACACTAGCATATGACTTAACGTTTGAACAGGAGATTAACTATCTGAAAGAGAATAGGGCTGAATCCTTACGTACTGTTTTGGATACTTATCGTAATACTGTTGATGAAACTGGTATAAACTTATACCAATGGGAAGAGATTCAATTTGCTAATACTAAAATAGTTAGTAGAACCGCTGACTATTTTACTAAGTATGGCATTTATTGTCCGTATGATCCTGGGAGAGAGACTCGCCAATTTAAAGAATGGTGGGATAGGGAAGAGTTTAGAAGAACTCATGGGGTTGTACTGCCTATTAAGTCTCCGCCTGGAGGTGGTTTATCTGATAAAGATTTACTTCCGCTATGGGTTCCAGGTAAGATGTACGGACAGCTTAACTTTGGACCTATCGTTAGAAAGAAGAGAGAAGAAGATCTTTCTGTAGAGACTACGCTTGAAAGACAGAAAGATCAATTGGCTGCTGCTGGTTCTGAGAAAGAGAAGCAATTAGACTTGATTTTTACTGAACTAGCTACTAAAAAGACTGGGCAAATTGCTTATTCGTTTCCTGACTTTTGGGATGGTCACTATCATACATGGGTAGCTTTTTACGTTTCGATTAGATTAGGTTTAAATATTATTGTATTTAAAGCTCGTCGAAAAGGATTTAGTTATATCAATGGATGGGATACTGCGGATGATTATGATCTTATTCCTAATAGTACTACGCTTCTTATAGCTTACGAATTAAAGTATCTTAATGTTGGTGATGGTCTTTTTAATATGGCTGTTAGGTATTTAGACTTTATAAATAAGCATACTGATTGGTATAAGAATCGTCTTATTGATAACAAGGATATTATTAAATCGGGTTTTAATTATAAAGGTCTTGAAGGTGATTATGGATATTTGTCTAGTATATTAGCTTTGTCTGCAATGGATAATCCAGATTGTGCTCGTGGTAAACTTGCGACTAAGGTTAAATATGAGGAGTGCGGTAGGTTTCCTAATCTAGATGAAACTAGAAATACAACAGAAAGTGCGGCTGAGAGTGGCGATTATAGTATCGGTCAATCTAGTTTTTGGGGTACGGCTTCTAGTAAGAATGAGGACATTGCTGCATTTACTAGGATGTGTTATAATCCTTCAGCTAGTGATTGCATGGCTTTTAATAATATATGGAGTCATAATAAAAGAAATACTCAATTCGCTATGTTCTTTGGGCATCATCAGAATTATGATGGTGCTATTGATATTCATGGTAATTCTGATATTGAAAAAGCTAAGCAACTTCATGCACTTCGTAGTGAGAAAAAGAAAGAGAAATCTACTATGGCGGACTTTGCAGCATGGAAGGCAGAGCGTTGTACTATTCCAGAAGAAGGTTTATCTACAATTAATGATAATATCTTTTCTATGTATAGCGCAGAGATTTCAGATAGAATCGAGATGCTAGAGAAGAATCCGTACTTAGGCAATTTTGGAAGGAATGGAAAATACAAACAAGTAGGAGATCAGGTAATACTTATAACTAATGAAGAGTTACAAGCTAAAGGAGAAGAATGGCATCCTCCTTTGTTTGATGCAAATCCTTTCTTACCGAAAGGTTATGATATGCATGGTTGTATTACTGAATGGCATAGTCCATTTACTATAAGACAACGTGATCCGCATACAGGGATATATTATGAAAGTGTGCCTCCAGGTCTGTATATGATATGGCATGATCCATATGCTACAGATAAAGATGCTGCTGAGATTGAAATGAAGAGTAGTGTTGGTTCTGCTTATGTTTTTGAAAGACCTAATATTCATACTCCCTATAAAGGATTTAGGCTGGTGGCTTCTTGGAATGGTAGACCACCTACTGTTGACGCTTATAATAGACAACTATTTTTACTAGCGAGACGCTATAATACAATTTCTGCAGAAGGTGTTGGTAGGTTGATGTTTGAAAATGATAGAGGTAATGTTTATGCAGATGCTAAAGCCTGGAAAGAGATTAGATGGTTAATGCCTGAACCGGAATCATTAGCTCTTAGAGAGTTATCAGGAACTACTGGTAGGAGATATGGCGTTTCTATAGGTAAGAATGCTAGAAGAAAGTCTGCTGGATTACTTGCTTTTAGAGATTTATTAGGAACTCCGGTTTCTAAAAATAATGAAACAGGCGAACAGACTTTGTTTGTTGAGACTATAAACTGTAGAAGATTGCTTAGGGAAACTAAAATTTTCAAAAGTAAGGGTAACTTTGATACCGTGTCTGCGGGTGTTGTAGGAACTTTTGGACTGGATGATCTTCACTTTCAGGAAACTGGTGAACTATACGATGCTGTTACTTATGACGATAATTCAGATTTTTGGAACAGGTTTAAATAACGTTTACGATAATTATTATGATTACAATAAACTTGCCGATACAAAGAAAATCATTAGCAGAAAAGCTTAAGATAGAGGGAGATGGCAAATATCCTACTTGGATAGTAGATACGTTTAGATATTACGCTGAAAATACAGATATGTTCGATTCTAGGAAACTAGAAATGAAAAAGTATTTAGATTTGATGGAAGGTAAAGTTGCTACAGGAGCTTATGAATCTGTAGAGAACCCAATACTAACAGAAGAAAGTACTTACAAAAAATATCCTGCTAAGATTCGTAATTATAACATCATTAAACCTATTGTTGAGAGAAAGTTAGGAGAGCGTAGAGAGAGACCTGATACCACGCAAGTTGTTGCTTTGAATCCCGATTTTAATGAATTGAAAGATCAGAAAGATATGCTCTTTAAACAAGAGTTATCAAAGAGATTTACAAACGTGCTGAAGCAGCGTTCAATCCTACAGGGAACGGAAGAACAAGAACAAGACTTTAAAGAGATAGAAGATTCTTTACTTTCTTCTTACAATAAGCGTAAGGCTCGCAATGGTCAAACAACTATTGAAATTCTTAATCAAGATTTAAAGTTATTCGATAAACTTCAAAAAGCTTATTACTATTATACTGTTGCAGGAGAAGCTTGTACTTACAAGGATGTTAGAAACGATGATATTTATTATGAAGTTCTAGATCCTACTACTGTGACGTTTTTTGGTTGGGATGATACAGTAACTGTCGGAGAAGATTGCCAAGCTGCTTTCAGAAGAGTTCGTATGAACCTTTCTAATATAGTTAGTAATTTTGATCTTACTGACGAACAAGTAGCTAGACTCGAAGAAATAATTGCAGATCAAAGAAATTCTGGAGCAAGACCTATAACCGTTGATAGTTATTATGTAGATAATACAGGAAACACTACTACTCAATCTTATGAATATCCTTCTGATACATTTTTCGTTGAGGATTTAGCTTGGGTTTCTCAAGTTCAAAGAGGATTGCTTTCTTATATGGATGAGCTTGGTCAAATAGCTTTGTTAGAAGTTGATGAACATTATAAGCTTAACAAAGAGGCTGGTGATATATCTATCAAATGGTATTGGGAAAATGAAGTATGGCAGTGTAGATGTATTAATTTGAATCTGTATGGTAAGAATCATGATGATTGTATTTTCTTCGATTATAGACCTACGACTGTACAACGAACTGAAATAAATAATAATAATAGCGTAAAGCTTCCCTTTAATTGTATTCGTAGGGGTTACGGACATGGAATTGATAGTGACGTTAAAACTGGCGAACCTTATAATAACTTATATAATATTCTACATTACCGCTTTGAACTCACATTAGCTAAAAGTAAAGATAAGCTTTTAGCTTTTCCTTTAGGTCTGATTCCTAATCAGAAAGGTTGGGATCTTGATCGCTGGATGTATAGTATCAATGCTTTCTCTATTCTATTTTTTAATGAACAATCTGAAAGAGCTTCATCTGCTATCCAGGCTATTAAGGAAATTGATCTAAGTCTTAGTCAATTTATGATGGAAATGTGGAAGTTCATGCAAGAGATTAAGTTAGAAATGTGGGATGCAGTAGGTATGAACAGGCAGAGATATGGACAAATAGCCGCAAGTGATGGTAAAGCTACTACTGAACAAGCTTTGTTACAAGCTGCTGTTGCCGATTTGGAAAGCATTTCTCTTTTCGAATCTTTTAAGGATGTTGAATACAATGGTCTTATTGATTTCTCTAAGTTTGCTTGGATTTCTGGTAAACAGGGATTATATCGTAATAGTTTAGATCAAATAGTTGATTATCAGATTGAGGGTATTGAACATTTAGGAACAGAGTATGGAGTTTATACTACTTCTACCGTTGAAGAATACAAGCAACTTCAAGCTTTAAAATCATTATTGCAACCAATGCTGCAAAACGGTTTACCTTCGTCTATTGCTGCTGCTACGATTAAGGCTAAAAATATGGCTAAGGTTGAAGAACTTTTAGATAAAGGAGAACGTCTTATACAAGAGCATGAGCAGCAAATGCAAGCGAGTCAAAAAGAACTTACTCAAATGCAGATTGATGCTGAGAATGCAAGAATAAAAGCAGAACAAGAATTGAAATTACTTATAGCTAGAGAAAAGAATTCTACAGAAATTGAAAAAGCTCTGATACTTAGTGATTCATTTAATGCTAAAGAAGGAGATTCTAGTGGAAACAGTGTTCCTGATTCTGTAGATATAGTAAATAGACACAATGAACGTATGCTTGCAGAACGAAAACAAAATGAAGTAGAGCGTTCTAATCAAGCTAAGGAAGCTCTAGCACAACAGAAATTAAAACAAGATGCAGCTAAGGCAGCATCATCTAAATAATTATTAATTTTCTTAACACAATTTTTATGCCAACAGATAATAATGGAATAACGTCACTAGGTGATGTTAGTTTTAATCCAACTGCTACATCTGGCACTGTTACACCTCCTGCTCCGGATGCAGAACAAATCGCTGTACTGCCTGTAGTACCTCCAGTTGCTGAGCCTGTAGTAACTACAGATACTCCTAATCCAGCCGCTCCTAATGCTACCGACGATCCTGATGGATATGAAGTACGGGATGGAGATTTGTATCAAGGAGATACTTTGATTAGAGTAGCTGGAGAATTCACAATTGACGAAGAGACTTCTGAAGTAGAACTTATTGATATTAATCCTGTATCAAAAGCTATATCTGCTTTAAAGGATAGCTATGATTTTCCTGAAGAGTTTACTGAACAGATTACGAAAGGTAGTTTAAAAGACGATGATGCTATTATTGCACTTGTTGAAGAAGTTGGTAGACAAGAATCAATAAACGCTATTGTAGAATTGTATAATACCTATGGGGAGTTGAAAGACTTGGCTTTGGCTATTGAGGCAGGTAAGGATATAAAAGAGTATTATATTCAAAAGGCGCAAGCAACTTCGTATAAAGAAGTTAACTTTGATGAACTACCGATTGAGAAACAGCAAGAGATTGCCATTACGAGTTTGATGACTGTTAATAACATGGATAGGGCAACGGCTACTGAAATGATTAATTTAATGGTTGATAACAAATCCTTTGAAACTAGAGGTAAAGGCTTCTTTGATAAATTGCAACAGTGGGAAGCTGTAAAAGTTCAGGAAGAAAGAGAGACTTTGCGTAAGCAAGCCGAAGCCAAAAGGGATGATACAGTAAAGTACTGGAATCAAGTTAAAGAAATTGTTACTGATGGTAAGCTTGGTACTTTTACAATTCCTGAAAAAGACAGAGACGCTTTCTTTAATTGGCAAAGTAAAGCTGTTGATAAGCAAGGCAATAGCCAATCCACACTAGATTACAATGCTTTAAGTCTAGCTGAACGAATTCAGTTAGATTTTTTAAGATATAAAAAGTTTAACCTTACAGAACTTGTAGACAAAGCTGCTACCACTAAGCATGCTGCTGCGATTGAAAGACGGAAGGTTCAGTTAAAAATGAAGGGAACTGGAGGTAGTAATCCTAAAACCATTGTTAATAATGGAGCAGGAATAAAATCTCTTAGTGATCTGGCTTAGTATTAATCACATTTTATTAACACATTTATTAATTACAAAGTATGTCGACTTTTCAAGAAAATTCTATCGTCATTCATGAAAGCTTTGATGGTACGGGTTTCACAGATCAGAGCGCATTAGTTAGAGCATCTATGGATAGCCCTACTAATCTAACTGATATTATTACATACCTTTTTGGTAATTGGAAAGCTACAGCAGATAGATTTCCACTTCTGTTTAATACAGAAGGACAAGCTGGAGGTATGTATGGTATTCCGATTCAAGATATTCAGTATGAATATCCTATTATCGGTAAGCAAAAGACTAGTGAACTGGTAGCAATTTCAGCTTACACTTCTACTGAAAAACCTGGTTATGGTAGGAGTTTAATCTACGTTGTCTTTCAAAATCGTTGGTTCCCACCTCAAGCGACTATTAGATCAACTAATGGTTATTCTGCTCAAGTAGTTGGAGAACCTGTTCAAGTTCCGCAAGGTTGGAAATATTGCTTGCAGCATTACACACCCGATTACGATTTCTATATTCCTTACACAGAGTTTCTCGCTGGTACTGTTTGGGGTAGAGTCGGTGGTAGCCCGGTTACTCAATCCAGATCTACTGGTAATTGGCAGCCTCATCAGAATCCTGGTAAGCGTAAAAATCAGATTAGCGTTCTTCGTGAATCTTTCCGTTTGGGAGGTAATATCAAGAATAAGAAGGTTGCTGAATTTATGCTTAATAACAAAAATGGTGGCGCTACTAAACTCTTTTTGAGTTGGGTTGAAATGCAGCATTATATTACGATGCGGGAAAAGAAAGAAGAACATCTTTGGTTTAGCGAATACACAAGGGATGCTCAAGGGCAAAACTTGCACGTTGACCCAAATCTTAATCAAATCATTCCCGTTGGCGCAGGTCTGAAGCAACAAATTCCTAATCACGATACTTATACTTCTTTGACAGAAGGTAGGATTAAAACCATTCTTGGCGACGTGTTTAGAGGTACTACTGATACTAACATGATGGATATTGTTATCTATTGTGGTCAGGGTTTCCGTGAAGAATTTGATAATGCTATCAAAGATAGCCGGTTGTTTACTTTGGCTATTCAGTCCACTGGTGATAAGTTTATTCGTTCTATTGGAGATAACCTTCAACTTGGCGGATACTTCACTTCTTACCGTCACGTTGATGGTCACGTTGTAACTTTGAAAGCCTTGCCTTTGCTTGACGTTGGTGGTTACGCTGACATTTCTCCTAGACACCCAGTTTCTGGTCGTCCTATGAGTTCTTATGAAGCGTTCTTTATTGACCACTCTCGTTATGATGGAATACCGAACGTACAGCTTATCCATGAAGAAGGCAGAGCGGAAATTCGTGGTATCCATCAAGGTATGACTCTTGTAGGTGACTTTATGTCTTATAAAGGTAATAACGAAGATTCTTTGCTTAACCTTGCTACAGAGAAAGATGAATCCAGCCTGCATATGCTTTGTACTTGCGGTGTTCAAATGAGGAGAGATACTCACTCCTTTGCACTGTCAATGACTGTTTCTTAATATTTAAAAAATACAACAATGGATACTAAACCACTAACAGAAGGTGCTGTCCAAGTCACAGTGACTCGCAGTGCTACTTTGAAAAGAGCTAAAACTACTTCCATACTTCCTGAAGTTGGAGTAGAAAATTCTGCGGAACACTACGTACAAAGATTAGGTGCTTCTTTTTTAAAGGGCACTACAAGGCAACTTGGAAGAGATTTATTCTCTTACGAAGTAGAAAAAGAACTAATGCCGCAACTGGTGGGAGTTGAACCTACGCATCCTGAATGGAATAAACTCGTGGATGCTTATTGGATTAATTACTCGTTATTGGTGCCGCTTGAAGGCAAGCCTTTGAATATTACTACGGATTATACTAATCCCGATTTAGCTAATACAGCTGACTTTACAAATCCTATGTGGTTTCGTACAGCGTCTTTGGCAGCAATCGGTAATCCGCATAATATTTCAGATTTGGTTTGCTATGTTTATGCTCTTCGTCATTCCCATGTTGCAAACAGTCGTTCTGACATTTCCAAGTCAAATAAGATTCAGTTTTATCTATGGTCTAAAGAAGAGGAAATCAAAGCTTCTTCTGCACGACGTAAGCTTTTAGATCAAGCTACAATTGTGCGTTTAGAGATGGTATCAGATCGCTCGAAAGTTAGAGCGGTATTAGCTATGGGTAACTACAGCTATACTGGTGCAATTGATGAACAAGATAACTTGTTAGCTAAGTATTGCGAAACTAATCCGCAAGAGTTTATTCTTTATGCGACAGATAGTAAGCTACTTATGAAAGCGTTTGTTATGCAGTGTATTAATAAGGGGATATTGATTAGACCTGAAAATACTTCTTTAGTTTTCTATAAGGATATTAAATTGGGAGATAACTTGGATCAAACAGTAGCTTTCCTTGAGGATGCTGCTAATGTTCAGATCAAACAAGCTTTACAGCAATTAAACAAAGGTTAAAATAACTAAGCCATGACGATTGGGGAAATGCATATAGACTTAGCTTTGAAGCTGAGAAAAATAGGACTTGAGGTTTACGATCAATACGAGCCTGAAGAGGTCGATTGGATTCTCAATGAACATCAATATCGCTTTGTACGTTATTGTGCAAATCCTAAATCTAATGAAAGACAAGAAGGATTTCAATTTACCCAATACCGTTTAGATAGTTTAGAGGAACTGTTAACTAAAACAAATCTTCCAGTCTTTTATAGGGATGCTAGAAGCGTTTATGCTGACCTTCCTTTAGACTATCTTGAACTGGTAAATGATAGAACTTGGGTTTGTCCTTGTGATACACCTTCTGTTACTGGTACCTCCGCTATTGTTTATAACTATGCTCTTGGACTTTTCCTAAGTAGATTTGTTCCTGAAGAAGAAGGGGATGAACCTACTTTAATAGGATTTAATCTGATAGCTAATGTAACTATTGATGGAAGTCCTACTATTATTACGCTTTTTACAGCAGATGACTATTTTATTAATCCTATTACAGAAGCAGATGTAAGTATGTTTGTTACAACTGCTTTGCAAGTTGCTAACTCTGTTGGCGCTCCCTATAATATTCAGGTGTATTATGAGAACTACGGTACTCTTCAATATCCTGGACAATTTATTATAGTGGATACTAGTACAGAAGATCCTACGTTAACAGGAGCAACTACGCAATCTGATGGATTTAGAGACGACATAACGTTAGCAGTACCCATTAATCGTACTGGGTATGCTTACACTAATTGTTCTCAAATGGTAGAAAGAGACAATCGTCTTACTAAGACTGAAGATATTTATAGAATACTTCAAGATAGTTTTGGTAGAACTGATGTCGATTCTCCTGTATCTGCGATGGAAAGAGGAACTCTTATTGTTTATCATGATGATCGTTTTGGTGTTAGTTCTATAAGTATTGAATATATCCGCAATCCTAGATTAATGAGTTACGCTAATAGTATTAGTTGTGAGTTAGGTTCTAGGGCTGGGACTAAATATGATATTTGTAGACAAATTGTGGATTCTGCTGTAAGCTCGATAGCGGCACGAATTGCTGCTGACAATGTTCAATTACAATTTATTAATAATTTAAAATCCGAATAAGATGACACAGAGTGTTATTGTTGCAAATCACGCTACTTATGGAAGTGGTGTCAATTTTGCAAATCCGATTGCTGCTGCGTTTGACAACCTTGCTGTTGGTGCTTTGCTCATCATTACTGATACCAATAAAATGGTGAAGATTGATGGCACTTTGACTAGTGGTAGTTTGGCAGATGTTAAACGTTTTGGATTTGTCATAGGTAATGCAGCCGGTCGTAATAATAGAATTGCGGCTTGGGTTGACAAAAACCTTATTCATTATGAATACAAAGCAGGTGCCGCAGGAGTTAAGCAATTGAGTTTTGTTGGAGACAATGGAACTACTGGCGATTTTAACGAACCTGTATCTCTTGTTGTAGGCGACGAAGCTGAATTGGTAATTCATAATATTACTAGTGGCGTATATGCTACGAATCAAATTGAGCGTTATACTTATGTAGTACAGACTGGTGATGCTATCACTGATGTTGCTACTGCATTGGTTGCTCTCGTAAATGCTAATACGAATTCAATCGTTACAGCAACCGATAACACTACCGGTATTGAATTGGAAGCTAAGGCTGTTGGTACTGTATTTCAAGTAGGTGCTGGTGGAATTCTTTCTGCTGCTACTATTACGCAAGATGGTACTAATAACTCCCTCCGCCCTACACTTGGAGTAGGTACTTTGGATATTGTTACCAAAGAACTTAAAGAAGGTGAAATTGCTTTTGGAGACGCTTTCAGAACCAAGAATCATTCAGGCTACTATGTGGCTGATATGGCCGGAACTGCAGGAAATGCTCCTTACGCTTGCGCTACGTTTACTTGGAAAACTGAAGTACGTCCTGTTGGCACTGTAATTGACGTAGCTACGCCACGTCTTGTTCTTTACGGACCGTCAGGACTTATTAGTACCGTTATTAACGATGTTATCGTTCCTGATACTTTTGAATATCAAGCATCAACTGAAGCTGGAGTAGTATAATGATTTACAGATTCAAACCCTTACAAAGTAGCGTTCCGGCTGATCCTTGTGATCAGTCGGCAACGCTATTTGACTATGAAGGTGTGTCTTTAGACCTCCTTATAGAAGTGGATGGTACAGAAATCTATAGTGGAGAGTATAACGACGCTATGCTCGCATCTGTTCTTACAGGGACGGGTTTGGCTGTTGAACTTTCTGTAGAAGACGGTGTTGAAACTGGAGTTGTAGTTAAACTAGAAATTCCTTTGGTCAACATTAACGATACTGCATCTGTCCGTATTAAGCTTTCAAATGAGGATTACAAAACCTTCGATACTACTTTTACAGTATTTGGTTATGATCTTGGTAATAATGAGGATGTTGCTGTAAACATTACAACTAATCCAGATATGGATATAATGCTGCTTCCTCTTACTACTACAGATTATACTTATGCTAAGATGGTAGCTTATCGTAAGCCTGATACTAGTCGTATATATTATTATAATCTTACTAATAGTAGAGGAACTTCACTGTTCCAAGATTATAGTAATAACTTTCTGTCTTATGGTAATAGTATGGTAGATAATTGTGAGACACTTAGGATTGTGCAATTAGCTAATCTTTATGAAACAGCTAATGGTGCTTATAGTCCTTCTTGTCCTACAGAGCCTATTTATTATTGTAGTGCAAATCAAGTAGTAGATGCGCTAGTAGTAAAACCGACTCTAGTTCCTGTAGTATCTACAGTTAATCCTAATTGTGAGGATTGTGCTTGTAGTGCTGTAGATGATAGTAATGTAACTTTACCGTTTGATGTAGATCAACTTGCACTCTTTTATAAAGATGATGTACAAGTTCCTCCTTATTCAATTATAGAAGTAACTTATACGTTAAAGACGCTAGATGGAACTGAAATTGGTACTGCATTAAGAAATCTTGATCTTGACGATATTATTACTAATGGTTTTAATATCAATGATACTCTTTGGAATCTTCCTACAATGGATTACGATAAGATTTACATACTAGAAATGGTAGCTATCGTTAGTCCTACAGCTAATACTATATGGTTTACTTGTACTACTGAAACTACGATTGTTCCTTGTTCTTATACAGAACTTAAAGAGACAGCTTGTGGCGAATATACCATAGAGAATTACGAGGAAGAAACTATGAGTGTTGTAGTTAATAAACTAATTAAGATTGTAGCAGAAGTTCCTGAAGTAACTGAAATTGAGACTTTTACTGTACTTGCTTCGGCAACACATGATTTTACTTTAACTGATCCTGGAGTATATTTGATTGAAATTACTAAGGGTGAAGTTAGTTATACAAGAGTTGTTTTTAATCTTTGTGAAATTAAACAATGTTTTCTTACAAATATGCAGAATATTCTATGTAATAGCTTAGATGACTGCGGTTGTAACAAAACTAAAATTGGTAATGCTCAATATAATCAACAGGCATTTATAACACAGTATTTTCTATTGCTTGCTTATATGAATAACGTTTATATAACGAATTGGATATTTGAGACTATAGATACTACTATGTTTACTAACTTGTTTAATATTTCAAAGATTATAGATAACTTGACTAAATATTGTGAAACTTGCGAATAGCTTATGAATACTCTATTTAGTCCGTTCTATATTCCTAATGAGGTTAATGTTTTAATTAGTGATGTGTTTTCCGCTATGAAAACATCTATTACTACGACTCTATTCAAACAAATAAAAGTCGAAAAGATACGAGGAATTGCGGAAGAAGATGCTATAAAAGCTGCTGACCTTTTGTTCATCGTTGTGTTTTTCGTTTACTGTTACAATGAGATAACGTCTCCCTTTAAAACAAAGGGGGACGTTTCTTATTACTATGAACTGTTTAAGATCGAAGAAATTGCTGAATGCTTAGCTTGTAAAGATATTGATTTAATAGCTATATGGAAAGCAAGTGGTATTGAAGATATTATAACTAGTACCCCTACTGTAAGACAGACTAATTACTGCAACTGTTAAGAAATCAAATTATAATCTAACTTACATGACAGAAGATATTAATCTTGGACTTGTTGCTCTTGTAGTAACATTACTTGGGCTTTTGATAGCGGTTGTGAAAGATAATCGCTTATTGGAATCTATTATTGCTAGATTGACTAGTTTTATTAATCCATCTGCGCCAAAACTTAGTTTAAAGAATTTGAGTAATCATAATCTATTTATTAAGCTACAGTATTATATAGATACTAACAATAGGCTTTATGATTATCTATTAGAAAGCCCTGAAAAAAGAAAGTTATTTTATGCCTATACTTCTGTAATATCTAAGCATTTTTATAACTTTGCACTTAAACTAGTTACTAAAGATGTTATTAAGAAGGACGATCAGGAACTAAGAGCGTTTATTTTAAAAGAATTTACGCTAACGTTTAATAACATTGATGAAGAATTCAAAGTAAAATTGGTAGCTATACATAATGATGCTGCTAAAATTGATATAGTTATCAAAAAATTAGCAGAATGGCGTAACGCTAACTTAGCTATAATCATTCAAAACGTCGATTTGATTACAACTACACCAAGTTATGCAAGTAACTTATATAAAATTGATACTTTGTTTTCTATCTATCTGCTTGGTGTAGATTTGTTGTTTATAAATAGTATTGATTCATTTAATAAGCTTAACGGTCAGCTTGATGATTTTATTATTTAATATCAAGTTATAATAATATAAGTAATGCAAGAATTAATAAGAGAGCCAATAAATACTAATCTGCTTCAACGTTATATTGATGAATGGCTTAGCCATGTTAATACCACACACAATTGGAAAAGACTTCATCAAATTTTAAGCAATTTGCTTATGGGTGTGGTATCTGCAACAGATACTCATATAGGGAGTACCGATTTAACTTTAACTTCAAATAGAACTTTAGCTGGTGCTGGTTATAATTTTACTATTAATAATGTAGCTAATTTATTGCTTAGTGCAACTACTGATATTAATTTAACTAGTGCAAATCAATTACATATTACATTACCTAGTACTGCAACTGCTCCAGTTGGCGCTCCTTTATTAAATACTTTATATGGTATGGGAGTAATGGAATTAGCTGGTTATGGTTTTCCTACGTCTTTAACTGTAGTAGATGATAATAAAATGCTTGTTTATAATCATATAAGTAAAGCATTTGTAACTCAAACACAGCCTTCTGCTGTTGGAGGTTTTACTCCTGGTTCTGTTTTATTTGCTGATACTGATGGTTCTATTACAGAAGATAATTCTCAACTCTTTTGGGATAAGACTAACAATTACTTTGGTATAGGAACTGCCGTACCAAGCTATCGTTTAGATGTAACAGGAAACACTAGATTAGGTCAAACTAATGCTGCTTTAGGACTTGAAAGTGCTGTTGTTGTAACTCATTTATGGAATGATGCAGGAGTTACTCCAACTACTTTATTGATGTCTGCTACAGATACTCTCTCTCCTTCAAATTCATTAATAATTCAAGCTTTAGTAAATTTAACATCTATATTTAAAGTTCGTAAAGATGGTAGAATTACTACTGCCGAAACAGTTGAATTTACAAATACTTTAACTCAACAAACTACTCCTACAGGATTTCTAACTCTTTCCGGCTCTAATAATGGTACTATTCAATATTCTACAGTAGGTAATTTACAAACAGCTTTAGGAATAGATGCTGCTGCCCTAACTGCTGGCTACATTGCCTACGGCACAGGTTCAGGTATTACAGGTGAATCAGGTTTCTTTTATAATACTACTGATAATAGAATGGGATTAGGTACAGATACACCTATGACAAAACTTAATGTAGTAGATACCATTAATACTTCCCCAAGAGGTATTTTATCTTCTCAATATTCTACAGATACATCAGGAGCAAGAGTAGGTTTCAGCAAAGCAAGAGGTACTGTAACAGTACCTACGGTTATTGTAACAGGAGATGTTATAGGAAGTTTAGTATTTAGGGGGTATGACGGTACTTTTGCAAACTATGTAGAAAGTGCTTCAATTGAAGTAGTGTCCACAGGAACTATTGCAAGTGCTACAGGTAGAGTCCCCTCATATATGACATTTAGTACTTCTACAGATACCTCTCCATCTGTTTTAACAGAGAGAATGAGAATAACCAGTGCTGGATTTGTAGGAATTGCAACAACTCCCTCTTACGCACTAGATATTTTAAGTAGTTCTATAGGAGCAACTTCTGGTACACTAGGTGCTCAATTACAAAATAATACTGTTGCAAGTGCCGGAAGTCAACAATATTCACCATCTTTTATATGGAAAGGAAATGGATGGAAAACTGCTGACGTGGCCGCATCTCAATCAGTTGAGTTTTATGCTTTTGTAGAAACAGTTCAGGGATCTGCTTCACCATCAGGAAAATGGGTATTAAGAAAAAGGATAAATGGTGTAAGTCCATCTGAAGTATTTAGTGTAACGTCATCCGGTGCAGGCTCTTTTCCTTCATCTGTCTCAGCTGTCTTATTCACCGGACGATTTGAAACATCTACTGGAGGCATAGGAACAAATTTTACAGCTTTCTCAAATTTTATAAATGCCGATGCTGCAGGACTTTTAGGATCTGCCTCAACTCATTATAGATGTCATTTTGGAGGCTTTACAACTTCAACAATGACCGCGAATTTGAGTGCAGCATCTGTTATTTTTGGTGCTTCAGCTGCAACTATTGCAGCGTCAGGAACACACCCGCTTTTTGCTAATGTTGCGATTCGAGCGATGGGAATAACAGCAGGTGCTGGCACTTTAACCAATTCAGCAACACTCTACATAGAAGGTGCAGCTACAGCAGCAACAAATAATTATACATTATGGGTAGATTCGGGTACGTCTCGATTTGGTGGAAGGGTACAGTTTGGGCATGGAGCTGCTGTAGCCTCTGCTGCTACCACCACATTAGGTAATGATGGTAATTTGTTCCATATTACCGGAACAACTAATATAGATAACATAAGTACTACTAATTGGCAAGCGGGTTCTAAAATAACTTTAATATTCGATGGAGTATTAACGGTTGGTGATGGAACTGGTAATATGATATTAGCAGGTAATTTTACTACTGCTGCAAATAGTACATTATGTTTAATATATGATGGAACCTCTTGGTTTGAACTTTCAAGATCAACTAACTAATGAAATACTTATTAATTTTACTATTAGTCTTCTCCTGTACTAAGGAAAGTTTTGTACCTCTTGAAGAGGTATATAAAACAGAAGAAGAGTACAATGAAGTTACAGGTAGAAGTTATAACAGTATAGTTTATCAAGCCAACCAACATGTAAGTAATCATGGGTATGCTACATACCCAATGAATGAATGGAGTAAGACAGTAATATTTACAGAAAGTTGTAAATACACGACTGATGATCCTCTTAATCAAGATGATTGGAATAAGTTATTTGGAGTAAGAAAGAGTGCTTTAAGTAATAGTAGAAATGGTGCTTATTTGGTATGGTGTTATCCTAATTATCCTATTGGTCATATTAATTATGATAAAATTAGAATTGGTTGGTATCTTCATGATGATGATGGAGATTTTATACCAATGCCTCTATCGCAAACTGTTTATGTAAATATTAATGAGCCTGTTTACTTGTATCTTAAGAATTATAATAGTAACTTTGTGTACAGTTTGAACTGGAACACTTACTATATTAACAAAGCACAATATAATATAGACAATTTTAGTAATGGTTGGAGATTGAGTCCTCATTTTGGAGGACAAGAAACTCCTGATCATAATGTAGTAATAACTATTAATAACTAATATCATGCAAGAGTTAATAAGAGAGACAATTTCTCATGATCTTTTAGAAAGATACATTAATGAATGGCTTAGTGTATCAAATACTAGTCACAATTGGAAGAGATTACATCAAATCCTTATTAATATGAATGACAGTATTAGCGAAGCTATGGGAATTGATACTAGTATTTATGCTAATAATGGTACTTTAGCAGGAAATCGTGTTGTAACTGGTAATGGTAAAAGTTTACAATTTGCAGGTGTAGCAGGATTTAGCGTAGTTTCTTCTACTTTGATTAGTTTAACAGCTACACAAACTCTTACATTTAATAGTAGCGCTACTACTACATTTAATGTAAATTCTTTACATTTAAATATAAATAGTAATTCTGGAAACGCAGGCGATGTTATAATGGCAGATGGAGCTGGAACTTGTAGTTGGCAGCCTGTTGTTGGAGGAGGACCTTCTGTTAACATCTATAATGCGAATGGAGCATTAACTAGTAATAGAACTCTAAGTGGCGATGATAATGAGTTACTATTTACAAATTTGACGAAGTTTAGCATTGATAATACAGATGAAATTAACTTAATTGGAACTACTAGTAGTATAAATTCAACAGATTTTACAATAGAGGCTACTAATCCTTATTTAATTACAGGTTCTACAGCAGCATCTTTGGCAGGAAGCCCTCTTGTAGCATTAACTTCTGCATCAGGTAATTTTGGTTTTGCTGCTTATGCTTTACCAACTAGTTTAGGTGTTGGAGACGATGGTAAAATACTACAGTATGATCATGGAACTACTAGTTTTGTTATGGCTACAGCTGCCGTTGATACTAATATCTATAATACTAACGGTAGTTTAACTGGAAATAGAACTGTTACAGGTGCTGGATTTACTTTCGCTATGACAGGTCTAAGTGGCTACACTCTTACAAGCGCTACAGGAAATGCTCAATTAACTGCTACTGCTGGTAATATTGGAGTAACTGCAGGTAGTGATATAAATATAACAACAGGCGCAGATTTAAATCTGAATGTTACAGGAGAAATAGCAATTTCTAACGCAGTTGCGCACGATGCTACTCCTGGAGCTTTTGCAGTATTTACGGATGTAGGATTTGGGCAACTGGCTTATATTACTGCTGCTGAATTAATTACTGCAACAGGTGCTGTTACTAATAATATATATGCTGGTAACGGTACATTAGCTTCTAATAGAACTGTAAGCGGCGGCGGATTATATAGTATAGCATTTAATAATACAACTGCTTCGACTTTTACAAGTAATGGATTGACTACAATTGGTAGTAATGTTGAAATAGATTTATTATCCTCTACTGTTGATATTTTAACGGGAACACTTGGATTTAAGTCTACTGCAAGTGTTGTATCTATTTCTGCTTTAAAATCTCAAGGAGCTTGGTTTACAGGTGGTACTACCACTACAAATAAACCTCATTTTCTTTTAGAGACTACTGGAGTTAATGTTTCTAATAATTGGAATATCGAAGGAACAGGATTAGGAATAAATTCTGAGAGTTTATTTACAGGAGATCTTATTAATTGTCAAGTAAACAGCAATAAAAAATTTATAGTGTCTGCTACTGGAACCTCTTATCTTGGGGGTGCCATTCAAATAGCAGGTTCTGTTAATATAAGTACAGGAAATTTAACTGCAGGAACTGCTAACTTATCAGGAATCACAACTAATAATGGTGCTGACACACACTTTGTAAGTACAGGAGTATTTACTGTTACTACTCCGCGATATTCTTATCTTGCTACAAAAACATTTCAACCAGCTGCCGTAGCTGGTACTTATAGTGGATTTGAATTTCAATCTATTATTAATCAGACAGGAACTGCATCAGGAGCAGTAAGAGCATTTTTCAGTAATCCTACTCTGACTTCTACTGTTAATTATAGAGGTTTTGAAGCAGGTAGTACTTTTGCTCCTACTTCTGGAACTGGAACTTTTTGGGGATTTGTCTTTGAAGCTACAATAAATCAAACTGGAGGCGCTTCGGGAATTACAAGAGGAGTTTACATTAATCCTACTTTAACTGCTGCTGCTGATTTTAGAGCAATTGATGTGGTAGCAGGTAGATCAACTTTTGCAGCAAGAGTACAATTTGGTAAAGGTGCAAACGTGGCAAGTGCTGCAACAGTAACACTAGGTAATGACGGTAATTTATTTCATATTACTGGTACTACTAATATTGACAATATTACAACTACTAACTGGCAAGCAGGTTCTGAAATAGTACTTATTTTTGACGATGTTCTTACAGTTAATGATGGAACAGGTAACTTGCAACTTGCTGGAAATTTTACTACAAGTGCTAACGATACGATGAAGCTTATTTATAATGGAACCAGTTGGTTTGAACTTTCAAGATCAGTTAACTAATGAGATATATAATTGTAATACTACTTTTCTTTTTCTCTTGTACTAAGGAATCTTTAGTACCTACTTATGATACAAAAGAAACTATATTAAAAGAAGAACCTTCTCTTAATAGAACTCTTAGTACTATTACCTATTATGCCGGACAGCATATAACTAATCACGGTTATGTGACTTACCCTATGAATCAGTGGAGTTCTACTGTTGTATTTACTTCAAGCTGTAGATATGAAACTACTGATCCTCTTAATCAGGACGATTGGAATAAGTTATTTGGAGTAAGAAAGAGTGCTTTAAATCAGTATAAGAATGGCGCTTATCTAGTATGGTGCTATGTTCCATATTCAATTATAGGTAACGATACCATAATTGATAAAATTCGATTAGGTTGGTATCTTCATGACGATGATGGAGATTTTATACCAATGCCTTTAACTCAGACTGTTTACGCTAATCTTAATACACCTGTTTATTTGTATCTTAGAAATTATGAAACTAATTTCGTTTATAATTTAAACGGAGTTCCAGTAT